GCGCTCGATGTGTACGCGAAGGCCTGCGAGGGCGCGAGTCTAGTGGTAATCGACTCGCTGCGCGGTGCGTTGCCCGGCGAGGATGAGAACGCGTCGGGGATCCGATCGTTCGTGGATGTGCTCACGCAGGTGAGTGAACGGACGGGGGCAACCGTGCTGCTGCTGCATCATGCCGGCAAGCCCAAGGAAGGGCAGACGGACGCTCGCATGATGCTGCGGGGCAGCAGCGCGCTCTTTGACGCTGCCGGGTGCGTGCTGGTCGTAACCAACCCCAAGCGCAAGGAGGAGCCGCGCTTGGTGCAGCAAGCCAAGCCGCCGGCCGACGCCGAAGCGCAGGGTGTGGACGACTTCGGGTTGCGCATCGAGGATGTACTCGACGAGGCTGGATCGCCCACGGGCGTTCGTGTCTCACATACCGAGCTGGTGGTACACGAAGCGCCCAAACCGGCTGAGAAGTTCGAGCGGAACGCTGAAACGCTGCTCGAAGTCGTGCGCGCGAATCAAGGGTGCTCGCAAGACTTCTTGCGCACACATGCCGGGATACGTGCGGGCGACGTCAACCGGGTACTCCGGGTGCTCGTCGAGCAGGGCCGGCTCGTGGTGTTACACAGCGGCCAAAACGGACGCACTCAGTCGTATCGCACGGGTGAAGGGGGAGCGTCATGACTCATGCGTCCCGACTCGTCCCGACGCGTCCGAAGTTGCTCGGACGAGTGTCCAAACGAGTTCGAAAAAAGCACTCGTCCCGACTCGTCCCGACTCGTCCCAAGCTCGGAATGTCTCTGGCCGAACACTCCCTCTCTTTTCTTTCAGAAAAGAGAGGTTCGGACATTTGGCTCGGGACGAGTGGTTTTGGTTTTGAAACACGGGACGAGTGCCCTTGGTTTCGAGGCGTTCAAAACAAGCGGGACGCGTGGTTGGGACGAGTGGTCGCGTCCCGACAGCCGCGGGGGCTTGGGACGAGTGGTTTGGTCTGCGAACAGCTGACCACTCGTCCGGAGAAACTACGCGTTCGGGACGGGTGGGTGTTTCACAGGAAACTCACCTTCACAAAACTTCACAGTACCGGAGGGCAATGTGGCCAAGGCTAAGAAGGCTGCCGAGTCCGGTATCGAGGGGTACAGGGTGCGCATCTCGCTCAGCGGCGCGCTTCTGCACGTGTTGTCTGCCACCGAGCCGGTACTCACGCGCAGCGTCACCGGCGATGTGGCGGACGTTGCCTGGACGCTCATCGAGGGAACTGAGCACGGCGACACGGTTGGATACATCCGCTGGTCGGAAGTCACGGCCATCACCTGGCGGAAGGCATGACGGACACCTGAACGGCGATGGGGGATCGCACAATGACCACTCACAAAAACTTCGTCGCGCAAACTGGCGAGCTGCCGCAGACGCTCATGCACGTGGCGATCGCGGAACTTGCCGCCGCCGGCGAAGGCGAACTTGCCGCCGAGCTCGAGCAGCTGCGCGAGCGGTGGAGCAAGGCGGTGCGACGTCGGGCGCGAGTCGGCCCACGACCAGGGCGTCGCGATCGCCTGGAAGAACTGCTGCTCCGCCTTGGCAATGCGATCGGGCTCTCCCCGCTCGAGCAAGCGAAAGCCTGCGTGCGCGTCATGCGCGAGGAGGCCGAGCGTGCGTAAGGCAGTCCCAACACGAGGCGGGAGACGCGGCGTGCGAGCCAAGGTGCAATGCCTGCATGCACGCGAGTGCTGTGTAGCGAGCAGCGCGCACGCCACCGACTTCCACGGCGTTATGCACAAGGGCTGCCGATTGTGGTGGTGCCCAGATTGCGGCGCTCTGAACGTGAACCGCGGGACATGGCTCGAGCCGAAGTCGGCCATGGTAGAGCGCCAAGTCCGCGAACTCCGACGGCGTGTATGGGGGGAGGCTCGCGATGCCGGATGAACCCGAGCCCGAGTGGTGCCTCGAGTGCGACCGCGACCTCGAGGTCGACGCGAGCGGTGAGCGCTGGGTGTGCCGGCGTTGCCAACGGTGGGGCACGTACACGATCGCGCCGAACGGCTGGCGGGTGCGGGTCGTCGAAAGTGCGCGGCTACCGACAAAACTCGAGCCGCAGCCGAAGCGAGGGCAGCTATGAGCAGGCGCCGCGCAGCAGTCGCGCTGACGCTGCCCGGCATGGACAGTGGCCCGAAGCCGGGTCCTGTCTCATCCGCAGCTCGCGCCCTCTGCGTTCCGCGCGCGAAAGCTCGAACACGACCTGTGCCCGCACCCAAGCCCTGGGAAGCGGTCATCGTCACGGTCGACGCCGCCCGCATGAGCGGCTGGGCGATCGGCGTGCGTGGCAAGATTGTTATGTCTGGTGAGCACGACACCGAGCGCAGCCCGCACCTGAGCGCCCGGGTTTGTGAGAGCGCGGTCGAGTTCGGCAAAATCCACAGCCTGCCGGTGGTGATCGTGCTCGAGTTCATGTGGGGCGGCCGGGTCAACGCCACCGTCGGCTGCGCGATCGCGTGCGAGCGCTGGCGAGCGGCCTGGCGAGCAGCTGGCCAGGCGCGTACCCGCATGGGCCGCTGCCAGCCCAAGCAATGGCGCGGGCCGGTGCTCGGGACGAACTGGGCGCACGCCAAGCGTGACGAAGTGCGACCGGTCGAGCAGGCCATGGCACGCGGCATCGTCGGCCGCGAAGACGTTGGCGAGGACGAGGCGCCCGCCATCTGCATGCAGCACTGGGCATCGAGAGCAGCGCTCGTCGGCAAGCTCATCGGCAAGCGCGCCAGCGAGCGGTCACTGCGGGCGTGGACCGGGATGCCGCCGAAGGGCCGAGCGAGAACGAAAGGCTAGAGGGTGAGCGCAATGCGCAAGACCAGTACCGAGTACAGCCGGGAGTATCGCGCACGTCAGAAAGCACGTGGTCAGTGCATCGATTGCAGCGCGCCCAATGACGGCGTGCACGTGCGCTGCGCTCATCACCATGCATCGATGAAGCGCGTTGCGGCAGCGCTAAGAAAACCCTCACAAGCTGCGGGCATCAACCGCCGCTGCTGGAGCTGTGGTGCCGAGATCAACTGGTCGCGCTGCGACTTCTGCGGGCTCGATGCGACTGCGCGGCGCGAGGAATGGGAGCCATGTGGTGTCGATGTCGATGTGGTCACCACTGCACGATTGAAAGGCTAGAACCATGCGAACGATCACCACCGTCTGTTTCGTACTGCTCATGAGCTGCGGCGGTAGCAGCCCACCACGTGTCGACTGGCCGGCAGTCGCGCAGTGCGCGGCCATCCCGAAGGACGAGCTGTTCGGCTCGGTGCAGGCCGTGCTGCTCGATCGCACTACGGACCCAACCGCCGAGCTCGAGCGCCTCGCTGGGCAGCACGGCCCGCACGTGATCGCGTGCCTCGTCGACCAGGCCGTGCAGAACTTCGCGGCCATGGCGGCAGCACCAGCCGGGCCGCAAGCGCGCCAGATGTCGGCCGAGCCGGAGGCTGCGGTGGCTGCCGAAGCAACCAGCGCCGAAGTGGCGGCGGTGCGCGGCCGTGACTTCTTGCAACGGGTCGGCACGACCGTGGAGGGCGAGGCTCCGTGACCGACCCTGTTCACTGCCCGTACGCAAAGGACCGCGCCTGCGTGCGTAAGGCCGAGCACGGCGATGAGTGCGCGCTGTTCAAGTGCGCTGCCTGCCGGGCAGTCAAGCCCGCGTGCGCGGGTGGCGACTCCGACGAGTACGACGCCAGGGGCGAGCTCTGCACCGACTGCTGGTTCGAGCGGAAGCGGGCGAAGAAGGAGTCGGCTGCATGACCGACTGTACCTTCACGGCGCTGTTCCCCTTCTGCGGCATCGGTGGTGGCGCGCTTGGATTCCAGCAGGCTGAGGCTCGCTTGCTCGGGCGGCGCGGCCTGTTTCGATCGCTCGGCGGCATCGACTCCGATCCGCTCGCAGCGCAGGACTTCGAGCGTCTGACCAAGTCGCCGTGCCTCGTCGCCGATATTGCTGCGATGAGAGCTGACAACCTCCTTGCGTTCTGCTCCGTCGCGCCGGACTGCGTATTCCTCTCGCCACCGTGCAAAGGGTTCAGCGGCTTGCTCGGCCGGGCGGTTTCGCGAGCGCCGAAGTACCGAGCGCTGAACCGGCTCGTACTACATTGGACGACGATCATGCTCGAGGCATGGGCTGATCGCCCGCCGGGCCTGGTGCTGGTTGAGAACGTGCCGCGCATCGCGAGCCGTGGCCGGCACTTGTTGCGCAAGGTCCGCAAGCTCCTGCGGCGCGCGGGCTATGTTTTTCACGAGCAGTCCCACGACTGCGGCGAGCTCGGAGGCCTCGCGCAGCGTCGTCGCCGGTTCCTGCTGGTGGCGCGGCTGCCGTCGAGGATATCGCCGCTGCTCTACCAGCCGCCCAAGCGTCGCGTGCGTGCATGCGGTGAAGTTCTTGAGAAGCTTCCAATGCCGAACGACCCCGCCGGCGGCGTGCTCCACGTCATGCCGAGGATCTCGTGGCTCAACTGGGTTCGACTCGCGCTCATCCCAGCCGGCGGCGATTGGCGCGACCTGCCCGGCGTGCTCGGCGACCTCGAGCGTCGCGCAGTGCACAGACGCCACGCGGTCGAAGACTGGACAGAGCCAACCGGCGCGGTTGCAGGCAGCGGCAGCAATGGTGTGGCCAACGTGGCCGACCCGCGCGTCGTGCCGCAGCAGGGCAATCAGGGCGCCCACTGGAACAAGTACAGCGTCGGCGCCTGGGACGAGCCTGCGTCCACCGTGATCGGAGCGAGCCGACCCGGTTCAGGCGCGCCAGCAGTCGCCGATCCGCGCATCGGCTACCGCGACACGTTCGGTGGCGGAGCGCTCGGCGTGAAACCGTGGACTGAGCCGCTCGGGACGGTGACGGGCAATGCAGTGCCGGCTGGCGGCACGTTCGCGGTGGCCGACCCACGCGTGCGTGTGGCCTACGACCACGGCTATCGCATCCTGCGCTGGGACGAACCGAGCTTCGTAGTGCACGGCAAGGCGCACCCCGGCACGGGCGCCTACTCTGTCGCCGACGTTCGCGTGCCGAGCGAGCCGCGAAAAGGCGCCTATGGCGTGATCGCATGGACCGAGGCGGCGAAGACGGTCACGGGCGTTGCGGGTGTCGACAACGGGGCCTGGGCGGTCGCCGATCCGCGGCTGCCCGAGGACCGCCCCGTCATGATCATCGAGGACTTGCGCAAGCCGCCGCCGGTGGTGCCGGTGATCATCGCCGCCGACGGCACATGGCACCGCCCGCTCACAACGCTGGAACTCGCCGCACTGCAGGGCTTACCCACCGAGGTCGATGGCAAACCGCTCGAGCTCGCCGGCAAGTCGTCGACCGCATGGCGCGAGCGCATCGGCAACGCGGTTCCGCCGCCGGCTGCCCGCGCGATCGCCGAGCAGATGCTGATCGCGCTGGTCGAGGAGGCCGAGGCCACAATGCTGATGCGGCCCGATGGCGCGGTGTGGGTCACGCCCGAACGCGAGGTGCCGGCATGACGCTCCTCGAGCTCATCCGGCTGCGCCTGTCCGAGGCCGAGAAGGAACCGATCACACCGTCGGAGAGCATGATCATCGACGCGGTCGACGCGCTCTCGGACTATGTGGAGTGCCAAGCCGCAACCACCGGCGCTGACACCCGGCGGCAGCTGTGGTGCGCGGCGTACCTGACAAAGCTCGGCACATCGACCATGCGCGGTGAGCTCGCCCCGGAGTGCCGGACAGCGGCCAAGATCGCAGCGCTCGAGGCGGTCGTGGACTACGACGCGTTCGTCGCCGCTGAGGTGCCGGCATGAGCTTCACCGAGTTATCCGTTCGCCACGCCCACGACTCGCGCGCCCGCCGGCTGCTCGGCCACTACCGCGAGGCGCACTCCGCGCTCGAGTTGCTCGCCCAGCGCCTGCGCGACGAGGGCAATCCACGGCGCGCGAACAGCATCGGGGCCATGACCGCGACGCTCGAAGCAATGGCCGCTGCGGACCTCGAGCGCGCAGCGGAGGAGAATCGGCTATGAGGAAGCCCCGCCTCAACACCAAGTGCAAACGCTGCGGGGAGCCATGGGGCTTCCACCGCGGCACAGGTCCCGAGAACGAGTGGCGCTGTCCCTCGAACGACGGCGGTACGTTCCGGCGCCACACCCCGCACCTGGGCGCCGCGCAGTCGTTCACTGAGCGCGAGATTACCGTGCTCGACCAGGTGACCCGCAAGCTGCTGCAGGGCGGCGACCTGCGCAGCCTCGCGGCGCTGCACACCGACACGCTCGAGAGCCTCGCCCGCAAGGCCGCGGGAATGAAGCGCACGGCGGCGGCGCGGAAGGCGGGGCCATGACCGACGAACAAGGCGGCGTCGTGGCGCACCTTGCCGAGCTCGAGCGTGTCGCGCACGAGCAGACACATCGGCTCGACGACTGCCGCACCAAAGGCCGGCTGCGCGCTGAGCTTTGGACGCGAGCCTACGCGGCCGAGTTCACCGGGCTGCGCCTGAATGGCGAGGTGCGTGACCACCAGGACGCAGACCACGCGCGGCAAGTGGCACGCAACATCGCGGACGCGGTGGCCGAGGACTTCGACCACTACTGCCGGGAGCACCGCCTATGAGCATCGCCGGCGCAGTGGCCAAGTTGTTCGTCGAGGCCGCCGGCGAAGTGCTCGTCGACGTGGCCAAGCGCGCACTCACCTCGGCCAAGCAGCGCCTCACCCAGCAGAAGCCCGCCATCGTGGTCCACCCGCCGATCGGCAAGGACAGGTTCGTCGCCGGGCTCTTTGACGGCATCGACCGCGAGCGCGCACGGCAACTGCAAGAGCGACAGACCGAGCTCGCGCGCCAGCAGCTCGACGAGAGGAGCGATGAAAAATGATCGACTGGATACTCGCCAACCCATCCGAGGCCGCGCTCACGGTGCTTGCCACCACCACCGCAGCTGCGATGGCGATCCGAGTCCTCATCCCGGCGCTGTCCGCAATCGCCGCCAAGACGACCACCAAGGCCGACGACGAGGCGGTCACCCGACTGGCATCGGGGCTCGACTGGCTGATCGTCGCCCTCGACGCTGCTCGGCGAGTGCTGCCTCGCGTGGTGATCGGGCCGCTGCCGAGCAACCAGCCGATCGCGAAGGCCGGGACGTCCATGGCGTCCATGAAGCCGGTCAGCATGGCGCCGCCGGGCCCCGAGGTCATTCAGCCCGTCCGGTTCATCGGCGACGAGCGAGGGCCTCTGCTGGAGCGACCCATCGCCCCACCGCCATCGCCCAAGGGACCCGGCAACTGATGGCCCACCGCCAGCACCACCTCGAAGCCTTCATTCTGCTCCTGGTCGTGGCGCTGCTGGTCGCGCTCGGGTTCGCTCTGTTCACCGAGCGGCGGGCGCGACAAGACTCTGGCGCAGCCGAGCGGCCCTCCTGTCGCTCGGTGCAGTACGCGCGGGGAGCGGCCCCGCTCGGGAGTGGACACCCGGGCGGGGCTTTGCCTTCTAGCGAAAGGATGGTGTGACATGGGATGGGATGACACGAGCTTGCGAGCTGAGATCGGGGCGGAGTTCGACACGCTGTCGTTTCGTCGCGAGGATGTCCGCATGGCCCTCGCGATGCGGGCCGAGTACAGGGCAGCCGCGGCTCGGGAGCGCGTCCGCGGCAAGCACTTGCTCAAGAAGCTCAGGCTGGGTACGGCGGGTTGGAGCGCATACAACCGGCAAGCCTGCGCACTGCATCGAGCGCGGAAGAAGCAGGCGCTGGGTATAGCGGGTTGGCGCGCGTACAACCGGCAGCAGTGCGCGAAGCACCGCGCCCGCCGCCGAGCCGATCCGGTGCGGTATCGCGCGTGGTGTGAACGGATGCGGCCGAAGTGGCGCAAGGCGGAGCACAAGGCCCGCGCGAGGCGTGTTGCCGAAAGGGCTGCGTGACATGAACACACTCACCATCATCCTAGTCATCCTGCTGGTGCTTGCTGTGTTCGGCGGCGGGATAACGTCGACGACGTATGGCTGGGCCGGGTGGTCACCGGCCGGGCTACTGCTCTTGATATTGTTGATCCTGTTTCTGACGGGGCGGCTATGACCAGGCTCGAGCTCGCCGAGGTGTTCGACTGCGCGCACCTGCACGGGCGCATCAGCCGCCGGAGCTGCGCCGCGCGGCACAAGAGCTTCGCAGGCAAGGGTAGTACTCGGCCCATGGTCGAAGGCATTACTGGCTGCTGTTGCCGCACCTGTCCCATTGGCGCCATGCACGCCAAAGGCAAGCGCGTTGCAGACGTGCCGCTGGTGCAGGTGGTGGCAAAGCCAACCCAGCTCCACCGCCGGCCGCGGTTGTGCTTGGGGTGCGGCAGTCCGTTGCCAGCCAATACCATCCCGCGCAGTGACCGGATATTCGGCGACATCCAGCGCTCGGTGTGCGGCCAGAACTGCGCGAGTCTCGCCCGTGACGCCAAGCGCAAGTTTCAGCAATCACAGCTGCCCGAGTGGGGCTAGGAGGTACGTCATGGGAGCAGAAGCAGGAGCGTTCATTGCAGTAGGGCTGGTGATTGCAGCGTGGGTGGGCAAGGCGCAGCATCCGCCGGCGTTCACCAATGCGGTCGGTTGGGTGCTGGCGCTGATCGGCACGCTCTTGCTACTGGCTGCGGCGTTCGGGTGGAGGCTACCGTGACATGGCCCGTTCGCAGTACCGCAGTTGCTTGCGACTCGCGCTCGGCCTTGGGCTGCTCACGGGCATCAGCATGCTTTGCGCGGCGGGGGCATTCTACGAGCTCACTTGGCGCGCGGCGGGGTGGCTCGTTGGCATCAGGCGTGGCGGTGGTGGAGCGGAGCTCATGGGGATGGGCGAGGACGATCCGCTCGAAGACGAACGGGGGTAGCGATGGCCAAGCAGGCGCGTGAGAAGGTCCGTGCAGGCGACTACATGTGCACCCACTGCTGGACCGACAACGGGCTCACCGATTCGGCCGAGTTCTTCTCTTGCCGAGCTTGCGGCCGACGCGACCGGCTCGTGCCCAAGAAGCCGAACGAGCGCCATGGCTTGGACCTGCGCTGTCCGAGTCCGCCGCCGGGCTACCTGCGCTGTCCGGACGAGACAGCCGCGGCATGCCCGGTGTGTAGCGTCTACAAAGCGTTCGTTGCGGGAGGCTATGCACGGCTCAGGGACGATGACGCAAGCCGGCGAGAACTGCGGGAAGCCATGCGCTACATCGACGTCCTGCGAAGTAGCCAAGAGGCCGCATACCATCCCGTCATTCGGCTTTGGGATGAAAGTGGCTACGAGGGCGGTTGGGCGCGCATCGCAAACACGGACCTGGATTGGATCAAGCTCGAGTTCCGTCGCTGCCCACTGACGTACGCGCAGGTGCGGACCGGGCACCTTGCACCGATACCCGAAACCACGGCGGAGGCGGCCGAATGACGCGCTACCGCATGGACGACTTGCTCCGCTGGTGCGCGCTCGGCGCATGCCGCATCGAGTTCGGCGGTGGCGACCTCGTGCTCGAGCGCCCCGGCTACGTCCGGCCCACTACTCGCCGCGAGCTGACCGACGCCGAGCGCGCCATGCTCGCCGAGCTCGACGCCCAGCTGCTCGCCCAGCGGCCTTGCCCGGTGCCAGCCCGAACGGCCGAGGAGTGGTTCACCGAGTACGCCGAGCGGCACGCCCACGAGTCCCCGGCCACGCGGGCATGGGTGCTGCGGCGCATTCGGCGCGACCGGGTGCGCTACGGCATCCGCCGGCTCCGCATTGGGCATGAATGGTGGTGGCAGCGCCCGCTCAAGCTGGTGCGGGCCGACACGGCAGCCACGCTCCGGCAGATCGGGCATGCGGGACTCGCGCAGAGGTTTGAGGGGGAGGTGGTGCCGGTGCGGCGCGTGCCGGCGGTGCAGATGGAGCTTGGGTTATGAACGCAGCGCTGGCGCGGGACAGCGATTCACGCGGGAGGCAGTACCATGAAACCCACACTCTACGGTCTCGACTCGAACGGCGAACGCCGTGCAATGCAGCCGGTGCCGACGCGGCCCACCGATTGCCAGAAGTGCGGCAGCCCGCTCGAGCGGCTCAGACGCTACGCCGGTCTCTGCCGCGCCTGTGTGCTCTCATTTGCCCACGCGGCTTCCAAATCCACAGCCCACAGCGAGCCGCAGTTCCGCGTATTGCAAAAGAGCCACCGAGTGCGCCCTGATGGGCGGCGCGAGCGCTATGTGCTCGTGCAATGCACCTGCGGCCAGCGGCGCACCCTGAAATGGACCACCTGGCAGCACCACCGGCCTCGGTGTTGCAACCGGTGCAGGCTGCGCGCCATCGACGCGCTCGGGTTTGAGGCCGAATATGGGCGCTAAAAAGAAAGGTCTTACCGCCAAGCAAAAGCGCTTCGTGCTCGAGTACCTACTCGACATGAACGGTACGGCCGCTGCAGTACGGGCCGGGTTCAGCCCGCGCACCGCAAAGGAGATCGCGTGCCAGCTCCTGGGCAAGCCGCACGTGCAGCACGAGCTCAGCAAGCGCATGACCGACGTGGCCCAGCGGCTCGAGATGCGGATCGACGACGTGGTGCGCGAGTATTGCAAGATCGCGCGGGCCAACATCACCGACTTCCTAAGCTTTGGGCCCGACGGCGTCGACCTCAAGCCATCCAGCGAGCGCACCCCTGACGAGCTCGCCGCGATTGCCGAGGTGCGGATGTTCGCGACCGGCGACGGCAAGAAGTCGGTGGCGCTGAAGCTCCACAGCAAGACCGACGCCCTGAACGCCCTTGGCAAACACCTCGGCATGTTCGTCGAGCGCCACGATGTGCGCGTCGAGGGTAGGGCCGATGTACGCTTCTACCTGCCCGACAACGGTCGCCGGCCCGAGCTCGAGCCCGATGCCAAGGACCCCAAGTGAACGCGGCGATTGAGATTCGCCCGCAGCCGGGTTCGCAAGAGCGCTTTCTCGCCAGCACTGCCGACATCGCGTTTTACGGCGGCGAGGCGGGCTCGGGCAAGTCGGGTGGCCTCGTGCTCGAGGCTCTGCGCAACCACGACGTGCGAGGGTTTGGCGCGATCATCTTCCGGCGCACGAGCCCAGAGCTCTTCGGTCCTGGCTCGCTCTGGGAGCTCATGACCGAGTGGTATCCGCTGCTCGGCGGCCGGCTCACGCAGAACCCTTGCAGGTGCATATTTCCGAGCGGGGCGAGCGTCTGGCTCGACCACCTGCAGCTCGACCGCGACAAGCTCAAGCACCAGGGCAAGGGCTACGCGCTCATCGGCTTTGACGAGCTGCCGCATTTTCTCAAGTCGCAGTTCTGGTACCTGTACTCGCGCAATCGCTCGGTGAGCGGCGTCCGGGCCTACATTCGCGCCACCATGAACCCCGACCCCGATAGCTGGGTCAAAGACATGATCGCGTGGTACTTGGACGAGCGCGGCGAATACGTCCGGCCCGAGCGCTCCGGCGTGATTCGATACTTCTACCGCGTGGATGATGACCTCGTGTGGGGCGACAGCCCGGAAGAGCTCCGCGCGCGGTACCCCCTTCGAGTCGATCCCCCGACGAGCTTCACGTTCATCCTCGGCTACCTCAGCGACAACAAGATCTTGCTCGAGAAGGACCCCGGCTACCGCCAGAAGCTGTTGGACATGCCCAAGGTCGAGCGGGAACGGCTGCTCGGTAGTGGCAAAGGCGGCAACTGGCGCATCCGGCCCGCCGCCGGGCTGTACTTCCAGCGGAGCTGGTTCCGGCTCATCCAGGCCGCGCCTACGGACTTCGTGGCGGTGGTACGAGCCTGGGATAAAGCCGCCTCGCAGGTGACGGTCGAGCGGCCTGACCCGGACTGGACGCGCGGCGTCAAGATGGGCGTCACGCGGGCCGGGCGCTTCGTGGTGCTGCACGTGGAGTCGCTTCGCGGCAGTCCCCACCAAGTCGACCGCGCCATGCAGAACATCGCCAGCCAGGACGGCAAAGCGTGCAAGGTGTGCATCTGGCAGGACCCCGGGCAGGCCGGCGTCGTGGACGTGACCCACACCAAGAGCGTGCTCGTGGGCTACCGGGTCGAGTCGGTGGTCGCCCGCCACGACAAGCTGACGTATGCCGGGCCGTTCTCGACTCAGGTCGAGGCCGGCAACGTGGATGTGCTCTGCGGGCCCTGGAATGAGGCATTCTTCGCCGAACTTGAAGGCTTTCCAGACCTTGCCCACGACGACATTGTGGATGCGTGTAGCCGGGCGTTTCAGGCCCTTCACAACTCCGCGGTCCTCGCATACCAGTCTGCGATGAATGCCATCGCCGCGGAGATGCAGTCATGAGCGTCGCGGCACGACTCGTGCAGCGCGCCGATAGCTGGGTCAACGCGCTCACCGGCCTTGGGGGCTTGCGCGACAAGCTTTCCCACGCCCAGATCGTGCCGGGGCTGCGCCTGCAGGAGAGCCAGCTCGAGGCGCTCTACAACGACGACGCCTTCGCCGCGAAGATCGTGGATCGGCTCCCGCGCGACGCCACGCGCCGAGGCTTCACGCTGGAGTTCGAGGGCCTCAGCCGCGAAGAATCCGCCGAGGCCATGCGAGCGCTGATCGGCCGCTTGGAGGACATGTCGGCGTTGCCCAAGCTCCGCGAAGCCTGGATTTGGGGCCGGCTCTACGGCGGCGGTGGGGTGTTCGTCGGTGCCGACGATGGGCTTGAGCCGGCTGAACCGCTCGCCGAGGACCGCATCCGCGACATTGCGTTTCTGAATGTACTCAAGCGCTCGCAGCTGCAGGTGCGCACGCGGTCTGAAGACGTACGCGATCCATTCTTCGGTGAGCCCGAGCTGTACGTGGTGCGCCGCACGAGCTCGGTCGCCACCACCGAAGAGGTGCTCATCCATCGCTCGAGGCTCATCATGTTCCCCGGCGCCGTCACCGCTCGCGGCGTGTACAGCGACGACGGATGGGATGATTCGGTACTGCAGCGCGCCGAGGAAAGCATTCGGCAGAGCGCCACGGCCTGGCAGTCCACCGCCCACTTGGTCGCGGACGCGTCGCAGGGCGTGCTCAAGATCGCCAACCTCGTCGACCTCATCGCAGCCGGCAGCGAAGCCGTCCTGCGCACGCGCATGGAGATGATGGACATGGCGCGCTCGGTGTGCCGAGCGATCCTGGTCGACGCGGACCGGGAAGAGTTTCAGCGCGTTGCGACCAGCTTCGCAGGTCTACCCGAGATGCTCGACCGCTTCATGATGCGCGATGCCGCTGCGGCCGAGATGCCGGTGACCCTGCTGTACGGCCGCTCGCCGGCGGGCCTGAACGCGACTGGCGAGAGCGACATCCGCAGCTGGTACGACACGGTGGAGGATGCGCAGAACGACGTGCTCCGCCCCCGGCTCGAGCGACTCATCAAGCTGTTCATGCTCGCCAAAGCCGGACCCACGGGCGGCAAGGAGCCCGAGAACTGGAAGCTCGTGTTCAGGCCGCTCTGGCAGCCGACCGACAAGGAGCGCGCGGAGACCAAGAAGGTGAAGGCCGATACGGTGGCGGCGCTCGTGACGGCGCTGATCATGTTGCCCGAGGAGGCCGCGATCGAACTTGCCCAAGATGGTGACTTCAGCACCATCGACGTCGACGTTCGCAAGCGCGCGCTACAGGCCGAGCTCGAGCTCCTGGAAGAAGAGGCCGGTAAGCCTGCGGTCGTTCCGCCGCAGCTGCTCGGCCCAGGCAACCCGCCAGGACAGCCGCCGCCACAGCCACCGCCTGAGCCCGAGGCGGACGAGTAATGCGACCGCTCGAACTGGCGCTGCGGCAGATGGCGCTGATCGGGCGCGTCCCCAAGCGCAAGAAGCGCCCACGGATGCCGACGGCGCGGTTCCCATCGGCCGCGCGCGTGGCCTATCTGCGAGGCATCCTCGGTATCCTGGATATCGTCGAGGCCACCGTTCGGCGCGACGTGCTGCCGCTTCTGCCGGTGATCTTGGGCCAGCACAAGCTGCTCCGGCCCGACGCCATCGAACTGCGCGTGGACGACACTGGCTCGCTCACCGAGAAGTCTCTTTCAGACGCGCGCAGGGACCTCGAGCGGCGCATCCCTGAGCGCCAGATCCAGATGCTGGCCCAGGAGAACGCGCTGCGCGTGAGTGAGCACAGCCGCGGCGAGCTCGAGCGCCAAATTCACGCGGTCGCAAAGATCGATCTCTTCGAGCAAACTGCGGGGCTCGCCCAGCACATCGACGCATTTGTGGCCGACAACGTGCGCCTGGTGAAGTCGGTCGCGTTCGATCAGCTCGAGGATTTGAAGGGGATCATCCTGCGAGGCGCGCGCCTCGGGCACCGCCACGAGGAGGTAGCCAAGGAGATTCAAGAGCGGTTCGGGATGTCCCGGCGCCGCGCTGCGCTGATCGCCACCGACCAGGTCGCGTCGCTCAATGGCGAGCTCGCGCAGCTCCGCCAGCAGCAAGTCGGCATCAAGCACTACACCTGGTCGACCAGCCAGGACGAGCGCGTGCGCAAGAGCCACCGCGCTATGAACGATACGCACCAGCGTTGGGACAAGCCGCCCATGGTCGACGGCGTGCCGGCGCACCCGGGCCAGCCCATCCGGTGCCGCTGCCAGGCCATCCCGGACGTGGACGACGTCTTGCGGGAGGCGGGGCTACTTGGCCCGGAGCGGTCCACGCCCAGCACGCTCGGTACGCCCAGCACGCTCGGTACGCCCAGCACGCTCGGTACGCCCAGCACGCTCGGTACGCTTAGCACGGCGCCCAAGCCAGGACTCAGGTCAGTACCACCGCCGAGCAAACCACCGCCGATCGCGGTGCCGTCGAGCGAGGTGCCGGAGTGGATGACTGCCGACGTCGAAGTTCTCAAAAGCGAGTACAGCAACGAAGGAATCAATGGTGCTCGGAAGCTCACGCTGAAGGACGCTGACGGCCGACGCCAACTGGCGATGTGGAAAGCGCACGAGGATGAAGTCGACGCGCAACGCAAGGGAGTCCAGTTGGGAACGTACTATCAGCGAGAAGTTGCGATGCACGACCTCGACCGTGCGCTTGGTGGGCCGCCAGTCGTCCCCTCCACAGTGTCTCGCAACCTCAACGGCCAAGAGGGGGCGCTGCAGGCTTTTGTAGATGGGAAACGCACCTTCGAACTCAGGGTAGAGCTGGAGGAGCTGACACCGGTGGCCAAGTTGGCGGCGGAACCAAGCGTGCGGCGAATGTTCCTGCTCGATGTTATCGCGGCGAATGACGATCGACACGGCGCCAACGCATTGTGGCGGCGCAAGCCTCACGGCGGCTTTGAAGTGAGCGCCATCGACCACGGAACGGCTTTCCCGGAAGGCACCCCGAAACGCTTCTTTTTTGCCATCGAACCCGTCGCCTTTGCACGTGCTATGCTCACATTGGATGAGACAAGCATCCGGGAACTCCGGGCGCTGAGCCTCCCCCGGGTTGCGGCGATTTTGCGTCGGCAACCGGGCATCACATCACGCCAAATCCGGGAAACCTTGGCCAGAATTCGCTCACTCCAGCTTGACCCCGAGCAGCTCGCCCGTCTGTCGCAGTCCGAGTCCCCAACTGAGGCGATGCGTAAGTGGCTGGGTCGTGAACCGGAAAAGCGGGGCCTCGGTCGGGGCGACCTCGCGGAAATCGATCGCCTCGCTGGGGCGCGCCGATGAAACGCCTCATGCTGGTGTGCTCGGACGGCCGCAAGGAAGCCGTCGCGACCTTCCGGTTGCAAGGCGACCGCGTGGTCATCACGGAGGTCTCAAAGGGGGCGATAAAGAGCTTCGGCCTGGACGGCCTCGTCGGCCGCAACAAGTTGCTCAACCCGTCCGATGGGCTCGTGTATTACGACGCGCTCGAGCGTGCGTTCGGCAACAGCACCTACTGCTACGTCGACACCGTGCCGGACGAATGACGCAGGTCACCCCGCCTTGCGCAGCAGCTCGGCTACAGCCTGACGCAAGAGCGCATGCACAGAGATGTGCTCGCGCTCGGCCCGTTTCTTGAGCAGCGACCACTCGGCGTCGGTGAGGCGCACCGACTTGGTTGTAGTACCCACCGCCTTCTCGCCCTTCTTCGGGCGGCCACGCTTGGCTCGTGCATAGGCGACCACAGCACGGTACCCGTCGGGGCCCTGGCCCACGATGCCGGTGGTGAAATCGACTTCGGGCATCGCGGCAAGTGACGCCGCGGACGGCCCGCGCTCAGCGGCGCGTTTTGCGTTTGGCTTTTTCATAGTCTCGGCGCTCCTTTGGGGTAGCCTTGCGGGCACTGACGATGCGGGCGATCTCTCCGTCCTCAATCTCGAGGGACACGACGAACAGCGTGCGACCCGCAAGCGACTGACCGATGGTCCGGATCCTGATCTCGTGCAGGATGTCCGCATCGAGCTTGTGCTGCGCGAATGGATCCTCGAACACGGTTCTGGCTTCCTCGAACGTCACGCCCTCGTGGTCCCGGATGTTTTGCTCTGCCTTCTTCGGGTCCCACGTGAACTCCACCAATAAAGAGTGACACGCTTTATGCACGCGCACAAGTAAAAGCGTCACACTCTTTATCGCGTTCCCTCTAACCCGCTTCTCCCGAGCCGGGATGCCTACATGAACACCATCCATGACGGATAAGGCACTGGGCTTGACACCCTGCAAAGCCGCGCATACCAGCGGCGGTGCGCGTCAACCGATTCGACGTCGCTGAGATTGGCAAGCCCGTGCGGACTCCGCAGGGCTTCTTGCGCGTCGCCGCGTTCCTGACGCGCGCGGGCGTGTTCGAGTACAAGCGCCACGACGGCTCAATGGCCCGCGAGCTCCGGCCCCCCGAGGAAGTCTTCCGCGCGGACTCGCTCGCGTCTCTATCGGCTGCGCCACTGACCGATCTGCACCCGACCGAGATGGTGTCGCCGAAGAACGTGCGCACGCTGCGTGTCGGGCACGTCGGCGAGGCCGTGCGCCAGGACGGCAACCTCGTCGCGGCGAGCGTCACCATCGAAGACGAAGAGGTCATCGCGCGCGTGGAACGTGGCGATCGGCGCGAGATCAGCTGCGGATATCAGTGCCGGCTGGATGTGACAGCCGGCGACTACAACGGCCAGCGCTACGACGCCGTGCAGCGCGACATCGTGTACAACCATGCGGCACTTGGGCCGCGCAATTGGGGGCGCGCGGGCAGCGAAGTGGCGCTGCGCCTGGACTCTGGCGACGCGATGACCGCGTCGGCCTTCGGTGCGCCGCCAGAGCGGCGGGACGACGGGCCCAGCGACCCGCCGGGAGAGGAGTCGGAGATGGACACGGTTACGATGCGAGTGGACGGTCTCGACGTCCAGGTGCCCAAGGTGGGCGCGCAGGTCTTCGAGAAAGCGCTCAAAGAGCGCGACGATGCGCTCGCCGAGCGCATCAAGGAGCGCGACTCCGCCCTCGGCCGAGCGGACGCGGCCGAGAAAGAGAACAAGGATCTCAAAGCCAAGCTCGCCGCGGCCGAGGATCCCAAGCGCCTCGACCAGGCGGTCTCCGCGCGCTCTGCGCTGCTCGAACAAGCGCGCAAGGTACTGCCCGCTGAGCACAAGTTCGATGGGCAGACGCCGCGCCAGATCCATGAAGCGGTTCTGAAAAAGCTCGACGACAAGCTCGACCTGGCTGGCAAGAGCGACGAGTACGTGCAGGCGCGCTTCGATGGCGCGATAGCGAGCGCTCCGGTGCAGCAAGGCGCGCCTCGCAACGACGCCCTCGAACGCTCACGGGCAGCCACCACGTCGAACACCTCGCAGTCCACCTCCGCCGCGCGGCAGGACGCCTTCGTCCCCGAGTGGCAAAAGCCGCTTTCCGTGAGCAAGGACGCGCGCAGCTAAGCGCGGGAGAACGCCATGCAGACCTCCTACGACTACACGCAACCCGAAGCCGTCCTCGGCTTGGTCACCGAGGACTTCACCAAGTACGTCGACACCGTGGTGCCGCAGACCGCGGTGAAGATCGGCAAGCTGCTCACCGCCGACAAGACCGCCGGCAAGGTGCGCAACGCGGCCAAGCTCCCCGCCGCAGCCGCCGACATCACCAAGCCGGGCGCCATGGGCGTCACGTTCCTCGACAGTACGCGCGAGGGCGGGTCGGACTATCCGCCCAACCGCCCGATCGGAGTCATCAGGCGCGGCCGGCTGTGGGTATTGGCGGAATCCAACGTCGCGCGCTGGACCCATCCGTTCATCCGATACGCAGCTGGCGCAGGCGGCACAGAGATCGGCAGCTTCCGCGCGGATGCCGATACCGCGAGCGCCGCGCAGCTCACCTACGCGATCTTCCTCACTGACGCCAGTGCGGGTCAACTCGTTCTGGTCGAGATCGAGCTCTTCTGAGCCGGCAAAGGAATCCCGATCATGCTCTTCCAGAATCAGACCATGACCCCCTACAACCGCGAGCAGATCGCGGTCGAGCTCGCTCGGCTCACCGGCGCACGCCTGGACGCAGTCGAGCTCGACAACATCTACCGAGCGCTGATTGTCCATCGCGCTGAGGTCTACGGTGCCCATCGCCTCGACGCGAACGAGACGATGATCCTGACGACTCAGCTCGAGCAGATGCGCGCGCGCACGGTCGACATCCAGCGCCCGGAGTTCAAGGCGCGCCGGCTCGTGCCGGTCACCAATGAAATGGACCCGGGCGCGGAGTCCTGGGCGTACTCGCAATGGGATCGGGCTGGCATGGCCAAGATCGTCGCGAACTACGCCGACGACATCCCGAAGGTCGCGACATTCGCCAAGAAGTTCACCTATGGCATTGAAACCATGGCCCTCGGCTACGAGTGGAGCTGGCTCGATCTATTGCGGACGGCGAAAGCTGGCGTGCCACTGCGAGCACGGAAGGCCGCGGCCGTGACCGCAGGCTTCGAGCAAAAAATCGAAGAGATCGCAGCCATCGGCATCAAGGAGACTGACGCCAAGGGCCTGCTCAACAACGCGAACGTTCCGCAGATCAACGCCGCCGCTCCGGCTGCCGGTTCGTCCACCTCATGGACAGGCACCGACAAGAAGGCACCCGAGGTTCTGGGCGACCTTCTCGCAATGGAAGACTCCATTTTGACCACCACCAAGGGCGTGATGCGCCCCGATACGCTTGTATTGCCGATGTCACGGTTGCGGCAGCTCGGCAAGGTGCCGCTCTATGACGCAGCAGGTGCCGACCCCAAAGATACCATCCTCAAAGTGTTCCTGGAGCGTAGCGAGAGCATTCGCAATATCGAGTGGTGGTACTGGTGTGATACCGCCAATGCAGGACAACCGCGCGCGGTCATGTATCGCCGCGACCCGACGGTCGTGCACATGGAGATCCCGCTCGAGCAGCAGGAGCTCCCGCCGCAGGCCAAGAACCTGAGCTTCGAAATCAACTCGGTCGGACGTATCGGCGGCGTCGCGTTCGAGTATCCGCTCGGCGCCGTCTACATGAATGGGATCTAGATCATGGCCAAGGAAGTTACGCTCCGAAACAAGACCGCACACGTCAAGCAATTGCTGCTCGCGGGCGGCCAGGTCATCGCCATCCCCCCGACTGAAGAGGGCGCGCCTGGCTTCAAGGTGACGTTCGACAGCGAAGATGAGCAGAATTGCTTTCAGCAGGCGCTGAAGACATCGGCCGTAAAGGCGTGGATTGACAGCAAAGAGCTCGAGGTCGAAGGTGCCAGCGCGAGCGGAGACGCTTCCGCGCCCGTGACCGCATCCTCGTCTGTGAGCGGGTCAACGCCGGGCACGCCGCCCAGCGCACCCGCTCAGTCCGAGCCGGTCGGTCCTTCTGGACGCGGCACAGGGTCACGTCGAGGCGACAGGGAGTAAGCAGTGGCCGTGACCGTCGACCAGATCAAGGCGGAGTTTACCGAGTTCGCGAATACGGACGCGCAGCTCGTCTCTTCCAAAATCGCCGACGCCACGGCTATGCTCAACGCGATTGCGTTCGGCGAGCGCTACGACTTCGTGACGAAGTACCTCGCCTGTCATCTCGTAGCGCTGTCGCCAGGCGGCGAGTTCGCGCGTCTCGATCCCAATAAGGAACCCGACGGCGCACGCACGCTCTATGAGCGAGAATACCTCCGATTCCTGCGCGCGCTCGCAGGCCCCATGGTCGTGTGATGGCAGGCGCCAGCGTCAAAGTCACCGACACTGACAAGGGCTGGCGCGCTCTCAAGGACCGCTTGCTGCGCTTGTCGCGCACGGGTGCTTTCACGCTTGTTGGGGTTCAGGGTAGCGAAGCGGCAGCCCAGCATCCTGGCTCACCCATGACGGTCGTCGCCATTGCCACGATTCACGAGTTTGGGAAAGTCATCCACAAGAAGGACGGCTCCGAAGTCGTCATCCCGCAGCGAAGCTTCATCCGAGCCGCCATCGACGAGCACGCCGTCAAGCTGCAGCGCACGGCCACGGCCGTCGGCCAAGGCGTCTTGCTCGGCAAGTTTGCCGTGGGCCAAGCACTCAATCTGCTCGGCGAGCAGGCAACCGGCATCATGAAGAAGCGCATCGCCGACGGGATAAGCCCCCCCAACAGGCCGAGTACCATCGCCCGCAAGGGCTCGAGCAAGCCACTCATCGACAGTGGGCAGCTCCGCGGCTCCATCACCCACAAGGCGGAGGGCGCCTGATGGACTGGCAAGTTCTCCATGATGGGCTCCGCGCGTGGTTCTCCGATGCCAGCGGTATACCCGTCGAAAGCGTAGCCTGGGCCGGCGATCCGGTGGGCATGCGTAAGTATCCCTGGGCCGAGCTGCAGCTCCAGAGCTCGGCCGTCGAGTCCAGCGTGGACGAGGTGCGGTACACCAAGCAGGGCGCCGACCTCGCCGTGACGGTAGTGGGCAATCGGCGCATCACTTTGAACTGCCAGATCCATTCCCGCGACCAGCGGGCGGCCTACCGCGCCTACGCGCTGCTCGAGCGCGTCCGCGGGCGGCTCTACTTCCCGTCGACGCAGGACGGGTTCCGGCAGCTCGGCATTGGCGTGCGCGAGAGCGCGGCACTGATAGATCTCGGGCGTGCATATGATCAGCGCGAGGAATCGGTCGCGTCGCTCGATGTGCTCCTAAACTGGGTGAGCATCGAGAGCGACACCGACAACCCCGTGGGCACCATCGAACGCGTGAAGCTCAGCGGCACCGTGAATGGGGCCATCGCCATCCCCGACAAGGATATCCCGTAGGAGGCTCGGTATGGCCAGCGCTTCGGAAGTCGTCACCACCACGATCGAGATCAAAGACGCGGCCGTCTCGCAGGAAGGCTTCGGCACGCCGCTCATCGCCGGCTATCACACGTTCTGGCCCGAGCTCGTTCGCACGTTCTCCGACCCCGACGAAATGACAGTCGCGCCGCTGAGCATGCCGCTGACGCACCCGATCTACCTCGCAGCGCGCGCTCTCAAGAGCCAGAAGCCATGCCCGCCGCAGTTCAAGGTGGGCAAGCGCGCCGGCACCATCACGCACATCGCGCGGATCACGCCGAACACGCCGACGCCGGGCGAAGTGTACAAGCTCGACGTCAATGGAAGCGCGCTGAGCGTCACTGCCGACGAGTCATCGAGCGTATCGGAGATCACCGGGGAAATCGCCGACGCTATGACGGCACTGTCGGGAATCGATGCTGCCGACGCGAGCACGCACGTGACTGCGACGTCCGAAACGCCGGGCGAGATTCCGCGCTACGAGAACCTCTCGAGCAACCTGGCCTACCAGGACATGACGGCCGACCCGACCACGGGCATCGCCACCGATCTCGCGGCCATCCGCGCCTATGATGCCGACTGGTATGGCCTCGTGCTCGACAGCAACAGTAAGGCTGAGATCTTGGCGGCTGCCGCCTGGGCCGAGAGCCAGCGCGTGCTGCTCTTTGTGAGCTCGGCCGACAGCGACACCAAGGATGGTGCCGTTACCGATGATGTCATGAGCAATCTCATGACGGCCGGCTACCATCGAACCGTCTGGATCTACCACCACAAGCCCTCGCAGTACGCCGCCGCGGCTTGGGCTGGGCGCATGCTGCCGAAGGCTCCGGGCTCGGCGACCTGGGCCAACAAGAGTCTCGCCGCCGTCGACAAGACGCCGCTCAGCGACAGCGAGCGCGGCGCGCTGAAGGCCAAGAAGGGCAACTACTACGTCGACGTCAAGGGGGTGGGCTTCACACTCGATGGGCGCGCAGCTTCGGGGCGCTACATCGATATCACCCACGGCATGGATTGGTTCGATGCGCGGGTGGTCGAGCGCATCGTCGCGATGCTCGCCAACAATGACAAGATCCCCTACACCGACAAGGGCGTCGAACTGCCTCGCGTGCAGGTGCAGGGCCAGATACTCGAGGGTATCGCCAGCACTCTGATCGACGGCGATTCGCCCTGGTCGGTGACGGTACCCAAGGTCGCGACCATCAACCCCAACGACCGTACGGCCCGCACGCTGCCGGATGTGAAGTTCGCCTTCGTGCTGCAGGGCGCGGTGCACAAGGTGCAGATTGTCGGCACGGTTCGCACGGCCCTGTAGGAGGTCCGCATGGCATTCAAGGACTGGAACATCAACGACCTCGCAATGAGCCTCAATGCCGTGCCGCTCGATGCGGGCGGCTATGCCGACGACGAAGTGCTGAGTCTCGAATGGGCCGAGGATCAGTTTGGTGACTACATCGGCGCCGACGGCGAGGTGTCACGGTACAGAACCAACGACTATCGGGCGACGGCCACGCTTCGGTATGCGCACACTGCAGCGGCTAACGATCGACTGAGCGGGCTCTTCATAGCGGACACCAACCTTCCCAACGGCGCCGGCGCTGGCGTGTTCAGCGCACGCGATCAGGAAGGGCGGCTGGTGATTCTCGCCGAACGCTCTTGGATCATGGCGCTGCCGGCGATCAAGGTGGGCAAGACCGTCCAGGTGTACGAATGGAAGATTCGCCTCGCTCGAGCGCAGGCCACCTTCATCGGCGGAAGGTGATGCGTGGCCATCGAGTACCGAGAAAAGCGGATCGGTGAGTGCACGTACCGCGTTACGCAGTTCGGCGCCAAGCAGGGGCGCGGACTTCTCACGCGGATCGTCAAGCTCCTCGGGCCCAGCCTCGGCGCGCTGCTGAGCAGCCTCGCCCAGGGCAAGCACCAGGAGGTCGAAGCGGCAGTCGCTGCCGGCATCGGCCAGGGGTTTTACGAGCTCGCCGAGCGCCTCACCGAGACTGAAGTCGGCAGTGTGCTCGATGACTTCGCCAAGCAAACCGTGCTTGTGCTGGGCGACCGGGAGCCACGACTGTCAGACATGTTCGACCAGCACTTCGCCGGGCGGTATGACGAGATGCTTGGCTGGGCGGCGTTCTGCTTGGAGGTGAACTTTGGCAGTTTTTTCGCCGGGTCGAGCAGCGGCGCGGGCCTGCTCGTCCGGATCCGGAACGTGCTGTCAGCATCGCAGTCCCCGAGCACATCGACTGGGACATCCACCGCATCGCCAGCAGCGAACGCTACCGCGCGTCCCTCGTAGAAATCCAATGCCAATGGTCGCTCGACGACCTGTATGAGGCCCACGACGTGCTGGACATGTATGACGAGCTCGATCGACTGGCAGCCCGGAGCCAGCATCCATGAGCGTGCTTCGCGAGCTAGTCGCGCGCCTTGGGTTCCAGGTTGACGCCCAAGGCTTCAAGAAGGCGGAGTCCTCCGTCGACAAGCTCAAGAGTGGCCTGCAGAAGCTGGGTCAGGTGGCTTCGCTTGCGGGCATTGGCGTCGGCATCAAGAAGATCGTCGACCTCGCGAGCGACGCCAACGAAACCGCCAACGTGCTCGGAGAGGTGTTTGGTCCCGCCGGCGCAGCGCAGGTCAAGGAGTGGTCGGCAACAGTGGCAACCGAAGTTGGGCGCTCTCAATACCAACTCCAGGAGTTCGCCGGGCGCCTCGGGGCGATGCTTGGGCCTATGGTCCAGAACAAGGGCGCCGCGCAGGAGATGAGCACCACGCTCAGCAAGCTCGCTGTGGATCTCGGCAGCTTCTTCAACGCCACCGACGAGGAGGCACTCATCGCGCTCCGCGCCGGCATTTCAGGTGAGAGTGAGCCGCTCAAGCGCTTTGGCGTTGTGCTGCAAGACGCGACGCTTCAGGAGTTCGCGCACGCGCAGGGGATCAACAAGAAAATCTCGGCAATGAACGTCGCAGAGAAAACTGACCTCCGCTATCAGTTCATTCTCGCCAACACTGCCACTGCACAAGGCGATGCAGCGCGCACGTCGGGCAGCTATGCGAACGCAAGCAAGGCACTCGGCGGGGCGATGCGCGACCTCGGCACTGAGATGGGCCAATCAGTCATGCCGACGATCGAGCGTGGGGTGATATTCGTGCGTGATGGCATACGCGCGTTTCGCGACTGGGCCAAGGGCACGCACCTGCTCGAGGCTGCGATGTGGGTGCTGGGTGCTGCCGCTGTCGTGATTGGCGCGAGCCTGATCGCGCCATTCGTCATCCCGGCCCTCGCCGCGGCCGCGCTCATCTTGCTGATCGACGAAGTGCTCACGCTGTTCAAGGGCGGCAAAACCGTCATCGGCGACTACATCGACACCGTCTTTGGCATCGGAGCGACTGACGAGTTCGTCCGCAATCACAAGGCCGGCGTCGAGCTGCTCGCTGAAGCGTGGCGTAACCTGTGGAAAGATGCGGACTCCGAAGATCTCCAAGCGCAGATCGGCTGGTTTGGCGAACTCGAGCTTGCCGGCGAGCGCCTTTACAACCTCTACGCGCGTTTGGGTACCGCGATTGCGGACTTCTTCTACAACCTCCCAGTGATCGGCGGCGCTGCCACGGGTAAGCAGCGGGTGCTCTTTTCGAGCGAACGCGCGGCCGGTCGTGGCACCGGCGCGGCGCTCATGACCCCTGAGCAGGCGCGGCAGCAGGGGCTTGCCGAGAAGGCTGCTGACATCAACGCCGAGCGCATCGCGACGAAACCCGGTCGTGCGCTCACCCGCGGCGTGAACGCGCCGGTCGAAGAGATTCAGTTCGGGCGGGCGGCTCCATCAGCGGTGGGCGCGACGCCGACGGTCAGCGCGCCGATTGGCCCTGCTGCTGGCGCAGGAGCAAAGGGCCCTCTCACCGTCAACACTGGCCCCATGAATGTCGTGCTGAACATGGTGGGCGGCAACCCCGAGGAGATGCGCCGGGCCATGCAAAAAACCCTTGAGGCCGAGCGTCGCAAGACTGTGGCAGCGGTAGCACAGGCTGGAGGTAGCTGATGGCTCTGCCGCCGCGGCACGTCACCATCGGCGACGTCTGGATCGACGTGAGCGTGCGCGAGGGCCACGAGCTCCAGGCCGAGATCACCGAGCACCCCGTCGAAGCCGGCGCGAACGTCGCCGATCACATTCGCCCGTTGCCTGCCGCGATCACGATTGAAGGCATTGTCACAAACTACCCCATCGAGGTGCCGTCGTCTCACATCGGCACTGCACGAGAGAGCCGCTCGTCGATCGAAATCGAGGGTGAGCCGTCGATGGGCGCGCTCAGCACGATTCCCGGGGTCGACCAGGGCGTGGCGCTCCTCGGCGCGCTCAGGCTCGAGGTGCGCAGCAAAGTTGTGTTCGCGGCGATGGCGCTGCACTTCACCGAGCCCTTCGACCGAGTGAGTGCAGTACACGCGGCGCTGGTGTCGATCGTGGAGCGCCGGCAGCTCGTAACCATCGTGACCGGGCTCATGACCTATGACAACGTCGCGCTCACCAGCCTCAGCATCGAGCGGTCAGGAGCAGTCGGCCGGGACAAGCTCGAGTTCTCAGCCAGCGGCCGAGTGCTACGTATCGTCCGGAGCCAAACTGCCAAGCTCCCCGATCCGGTGGACGAGCGCGCCAAGCCCGGCAAGAGCCGTGGTAAGCAGCCCACTACAAAGGTCGAGCCCGCGACCTTGAGCGAGGCGAACGAGAGCGCATTGAGCAAGCTACCCGAGATGGTCGCCGCTGGAGTCGAGAAGCTGAAGTCCCTCGTAGGTTCGTAAACATGGCCATCCGCCTCATCCCGGTCGAACCATATCCGGACACCACGCAGCAGTGCGATCTGGACGGCGTGACCTACAGCTTGCACTTCCGCTGGAACCAGCGGGATGAGTCCTGGCACCTGGATCTCAGCACGCTCGATGGCACCCCAATCGCCATGGGGCTCAAGCTCGTGACGCGGTTTCCGCTCTTGCGCCGCAACCTCCACCCGTCGCGCCCGCCGGGGGAGCTCCTTCTGCTCGACGCCAAGGACCAGGACGCGCCCGCGACGCTCGAGGAGTTTGGGGGTCGCTTCGGGCTCTACTACGTCGAAGCGAGTGGAGTTGATGGATGACCGAGCTCTTCGGCCGCAAGGTCCGCATCCAGGTCGACGAGCTGCTGATCGAGGGCCTGGACGTCGCGTTCGAGATCGTGAAGTCGTTGTCGGCCAAGACACCCAACAGCGCCGAGACCCGAATCTGGAACCTGAACGCCGAGCACAGAAAGCACCTCCAAGAGCTCGAGAAGGTGTTCGTCAGCTTGGAAGCCGGCTATGAGCAGGGAACCTCGCTGCTCTTTCGTGGCGACTTGCGCGACGTGCTGAGCACGCGCGAGGGCACCGACTGGCTAACCACCATCACGAGCGACAGCGGCCGGCGCGCCCGCAAGCGGCGCATCCTCAAGAGCTTCGCGCCCGGCGCCAGCGTGCAGGACGTGCTCCTTGCCGCGGCCAAGGCCATGGGCGTTCGGCTCGGCAACACGTCTGCCAAGACCGTCGCGGCGAAGGTCCAGGGTACGCAGGCCAGTGCGTTCTTCAACGGCTATGCGCTGGCTGGCGCCATCGAGCGGGAGCTTGACCGGCTGGCGCGCAGCTGTGGGCTTGAGTGGTCCATCCAGGACGACGAGCTGCAGTTCCTCGACCAGGGCCGGCCCTTGCAAGAACTCGGCATCGAGCTCACGCCCGAGACGGGCCTCATAGGCTCGCCCGAGCCGGGCAACAAGGGCATCACTGAGGCACGCTGCCTCATGATTCCAGACCTCTATCCCGGCCGGCGCGTCAAGCTCACGAGCGAACACGTGACCGGCATCTACCGCGTTGAGACCACCCGGCACCTGGGCGGCACAGCCGAGCGCGACTGGTACGTGGAGCTCGAGCTTCGCAGCGAGGAGCGCAAGTCATGACTGTCACACCCTCCGAACTCGACATCATCCGGAGCGCGCTGGATGCAGCTCTGGCAGAAGTGCACACCTGCATGCCGGCTGAGGTGGTGCGGGTACATGCCGGCGCGCACCAACGGCAATTCGTGGACGTACAGCCGAGCCTTCAGCGCCGCGCCCCCAACGAGGATGGCCAGGTGGTCGATGAGACGCTGCCAGTGATCCCCATGGTGCCAGTAGGCTACATGCAGGGTGGTGGGTTCTTTATCTCGGTGCCGATCGCGGTGGGGGACTTCGTGCTTCTGGTGTTCGCCGAGCGGTCGCTGGACCAATGGCTACAGACCGCGCGCAAGGGCAGCCAGCGGGCGATTACGCCGGGGGACGTGGGTACCCATGTTCTGGAGGGCGCGGTGGCTCTGCCGTGCGGCCCGGCGCCGCGATCGGCATTGCTCGCGGGGGTCCATGCCACCGACCTCGTGATCGGGCACGTGAACGGCAAGGCTCAGATCCACATCACGGCGGCTGGCCAGGTGCAGCTCGGCGCGGCGACTGATCTCGACGCCGTGGCGCTTGCGGCCAAGGTCAAGGCGCAGCTGACGACGCTGAAGAATGCCATCAGCAATGCCGCGCCAACCCCGCAGGATGGCGGCGCGGCTCTGAAAGCTGCCATCGTGGGGGCATTGGCCAACTGGCCCGGCGACATGGGTGCCACGAACGTGAAGGCCACCTAAAGGCCAGTCCGCTACGCCGCGGGGAGCTTGACCGCTGGGCCGTCCGCGCATACCAGCGCCCGTGTCGGACCTGGCGCTCGACCCCGCGACCGGTGACCTGGCGCTAGAGAGCGGCCGGGCTCGTCTCGCTCAGGGTGCCGAGGCAGTCGCGCAACTCTGGGCCTCGCACGTGACCATGTTCCGCGGCGAGTGGTTCCTCGATCGGTCGTTGGGCATTGACTACCAGAACGACGTCCTCGAGAAGGGCGTTCGTTCGCCGGTGCTGCGCGCCATCTTCGCTACCGCCACGCGTGAGACGCCAGGCGTTGCGGACGTGCGCGATCTGCGCCTTGGACTCAACCGCGCAACCCGAACGCTGACTGTGGCCGCTGAGGCGATCCTCGGCACTGGCGAAGGCGTCTCGCTCGGGCTCACTGAGTCGATCGGAGGAGCGCCATGACGTTTGGCCTCACGCCCGAGGGCTTCGTTCCGAAGAACCTCGCGCAGATCGAAGCCGACATCGTGGCGCGCCAGCGGGGGTCGCTTGGCGCCAACCTCGACACGAGCCCGTTTAGCATCGTCGGGCAGCTCAACGGCATCGTCGCGAGCGAGATCGCGCAGCTTTGGGAGACCGAGCAAGCGCTCTACGACGCGCTCGATCCCGACAAGGCCAGTGGCGCGCAGCAGGACGCGCTCTACGCGCTGACGAACACCTTCCGGCTCGGACCGAAGAAGAGCCGCGTCACCGCAGTCGTCAACCTCTCCGCAGGCGTCAACGTCGCACCCGGCGACGCAGTGGCGAGTGTGGAGGGCAACCCAGCCGCGCGCTTCACGAATGTCGATCCGATGGTCAACGCCGGCGGCGCCCCCGGTAACTTCGAAGTTGTGTTCGAAGCCGAGGTGGCTGGTGAGGTGGTCGCCAACGCCGGCACGCTGACCGTCATCGAGACGTTCATCGCCGGCTGGAACTCGATCACAAACGACGCTGATGCGGCGCTCGGCTCGGGCATCGAGAGCGACGCCGCCTATCGCATCCGGCGCCTCATCGAGCTCACAGCGCCCGGTGGCGGCACGGTGAGCGGCATCCGCGCCGACCTTGCGCGAGTGCCCGATGTGCTCGCGGTCGAAGTGCTCGAGAACGAAACCGACGTCGCGGTGGATGGGCTTCCGCCGCATTCTATCGAGGCGATCGTCCGGGGCGGCGACGCGCAAGCTATTGCCGAGAGCATCTACAGCAACAAGATCGGCGGTATCCGCACGCACGGCACCGAGCCTGTTGTCTCGGTGATCGACGACCGCGGCGACGCCCACGACGTGTATTTTAGCCGGCCCGCCGAGGTTCCGGTGTTCATGGCCATCGAAGTCGAGACGGGCCTTGGGTACGTGAATGCGCAGCGGGTCCGGGCGGCGATTCGCGCGGCGTTCATCGACAAGCTCAACCCTGCTTACCTCGACGTGGGAACGAGCGTGTACGCCGGTCGCATCGTCTGCATCGCACTCGAGGTGCCGGGGGTGCTCAACGCTCGCGTTGGGCTTGCCACTTCGGTAATCACGGACCCAGATGCTGGCGCTCTCTCGATCGTGATCTCGCAGCGGCAACTGGCCACTGTCGCAGCCGACGCGAACATTGCCGTGGTGGAGCTCTGAGTATGGAGCTTGTCACCACGCATGAGACCGACGGTATCGCGCGACTCACCGAGCGCATGCGCAAGCCGAGGATTTCGGCGCTGCTCGCGAGTTGGCTCGCGGAAGTCCAAGAGGTCGAGCGGGCAAGCTGGGATCTGCTGACTAAGCGCTCGCCAGCCACTGCCGAGGGCGTAGTGCTGGACATCCTGGGTAAGATCGTAGGCCAGCCGCGGTTGAGTCTCACCGACGAACTCTATCGAATCTGGATCAGCGGTCGCATCCTCGTGAACGCCAGTAGCGGCAGGGCCTCGCAGCTACTCGCCATCGCCCGGAAGCTTTGCGGCGAACCGGTGTGGCTCGAGGAGCAGTACCCGGGTTGGGTCACGCTCCACGCGCGCCAACCGATACCCGGCGATGTTGGATCGGAGATTGCGAAGCTGCTGAGGCTCGCCAAAGCAGCGGGCATCGGAATGCACTTCCGGTGGTCGGACACCGTGCACGGGTTCCGATTTTCGCAGACGGGCGCGTCGATGATGGGCAGTGACAAGGGCTTTACGCTGAGCCGGCTCTCGGCGGTGAGCGAGGGTCGCAACATTTACACTCTCTACATTGGCGTCCACAAGCGCGGTGGCGCGCTGCTGGTGGTGCTCTGATGGATCTGAAACTCGACCAATGGGCGACGACTCCGCCGGCCGGCTATCCCGGCACGATTTCGCCCCCGCCTGCGAAGCGCATCGCGGGCTGGGCGAATGGCGAGGAACCGCCGGCCGGCTACTTCAACCACGCATTCTCGGCGCTTGCTGACACGCAGAACGAACTCGCGAATCTAATCGCCGGTGCGGGCCTGACACGCAGTGCGTCGGATCTGACGCAGGCACTGCAAGCGGTCCAGACGATGCTCGGACGCGCGCAGCTCAAAACAGCGCTCAGTACGGTGCGCATGATCTACGACACACAGATCGGGCCGAAAACGTTGATGGCGCTGGCGCGCGAGCCGGTGTACGGCGAGCTAGTCGTTGTCGGAACATCTGCGGCCATACTGAACAACGGTGGCAGCGCCAGCGGTTTCTCGTCGCAGGTGGCCGCCTCGCCGTTCACGGGCACATTTCGCGACGTCACGTACGACGCGACACTTGGGTTGTTCATTGCAGTCGGTGACACAGGTGAGATTCAGACTTCGCCGCCCAGCATTCCAACAGTGTGGACTAGGCGCGCAAGCGGCGGTGGTAACTTCTACAAGATAGCCACCAACGGACTTGGCTTGTGCGTCGCGGTCGGTCAGAGCGGGCTCATAAAGTATTCGACCAATGGGACATCATGGACCTCGGCAACGAGCCCGTTCACAGGGGACATCAAAGCCATCGAGTTCGGCGGCGGGCTGTTCGTGTTTGGCACGACTGATGGTGATATCGCGTCCTCGCCGAGCGGCAGCGCGTGGACGGCGCGACGCACCCTCGGCGGCGCAAGTGACATCGGCTGCTTGGTATTTCACTCGGCGCTGGGATTTCTGTATAGCTACGGCGCAGATCAAGACGTGTTCCGGTCAGTCGATGGGATTACGTGGACCAAGATCCACAACACGCTCCCCGTCCAAGGCTTGCTTGCCTCGCCGCACGGCTGGGTGACTTACCGCGCGGGTACCGGTCAGTATTACACTTCAGCCGAGGCTCGCTACAGCACGACCGCTGTCGATCAACCGGCCGACGTCAAGATCGACTACGTGGCTGACGCGCGACTCACGTGGATGAAGTTCATCGACGGTCAGCTGTGGGCGCTGGCCGGTAGCAGGATCTATCTCGGGGGCGTGCTATGACCGATCTCTACTACGACGACCCCATCGCTGCAGCGCCGCTCAAGATGAAGTCGCGCATGCCGGGCGATGCGGTCATCCCCGCGCACGACGTCGAGAGTCTGCCCGGCACGGTGGAGAGTGACATCGGTGCGAGCAGGGGCTTTCTCGCGACGCTCGCTACTACACCGAGCACAGCGACAGTCACCACCATCCCAGCGAGCGCGAGTGTGGTCACCCTTGCTGCAGCCAAAGCGACCCGGGTCGGGCTTCTCATCATGAACAACAGCACGTCGACATCGACGCTGTGGGTAAAGCTGGCATCGGGCGCCTCGCTCAGCAGCTGGTCATTTCCCGTCGAACCCGGCGGCTATTGGGAGATGCCGCCGCGGTACTACGGCGGGATCGTCACGGGGATTTGGAGCAACGCGACCGGCGATGCGCACGTGACAGAAACAGGATGAGACTATGACCACCACAAAATGGATCGTGATGCGTTGCTACGATGTGGACTACGACGAGCCTGGCAAGGAGCGCCGCCGCCATATCCCACGCTTTGTCTGCGACACCGAGGCCGAGGCTAAAGCGCTTGAGTTGCGACTGGCTCGCGCGGCGACGATCTGGCACTCGCTCGTTGGCCAACCGCTCGAGCGCCAGCCAGCAGATTACGCCGATCACCTCAGCAATGCCGAGGTGGTGTTGACGGCGATGGATCCGGGTGCGCCGGCCAGCTCGCGATACTGGGTCGCCGAAACAAGTAGCTATGACGGGCCGAGCGAGGATGTGACACCCGTACTTGCAGCGCTGATGGAGGCGTTCTCGCAGCTGCCGAGTCCACCAGCGAACCCGTTCGAGGCGATCTATCGGCTCATCCGCGATGGCGGCCTCGCCCCTCCGCACGTCGAGCACCACGAGGGTTGAGCCATGCCCCTCGTCAATCCCATCATTAGCAAGGTTGTCCCGGTCAAGGTCGGCGGCAGCGCCAGCGCGGGGGTAGGTCGACTAGCTAGCGCGGTAGACCACGTCCACCCGCTGGTTGAGACATCCGGACCGACTGAGTTGGGAACGGGGCCCATACCCGATCTCGATTTTTTGCGGCGCTCGGGCCCTCTTATCGAAGGGCGCACATTGGCCACGGCGCGGCTGATGGCCACCCAGAACAGTAGCGTTGTGACGCTGGCTGATGTGCATGCCACTCAGATGGGCTTCAACCTGAAAGATGATTCCGGGAACATGTTTATGTTCGTCGTGGCGTATCGTACGGCCGCCGCGACCACGGGACTGCGTCTAGCAGTGAACTACACGGGAACATTCTCTTTGCTCCGCTACGGTCTACTCGGTGCGACCTCCGCGACGGCTTTCCAGTCGGGCAACATCGCCGCTAATGACACGCCGCTTGGTGCTGCAGGCGTTGGTCCCGGCGCCGCTGACGTGACAGCCGTCATTCTCGGGTTCTGTCGCACGATCACGGGCGGGAACTTGGCGCTCCGCTATGCATCTGGCGTAGCCGGATCAGCGGTCACTATCCAGATCGGTTCCTGCTGTTTCATGATTCAGCAGTGACGCCATGAAACTCAGCAGCACCGGCCCTGACGTCATGGCGTGGCAGCAGGCGCTGATCGCTCGGGGCTATCTCGTGGGCGTGGCCGATGGGCAGTTCGGCAAGCGCACGCACAACGCGACCTGCGCATTTCAGGCAGCGACGGGGATCGAGGCGACGGGCGAGGTCACCGCGCTCGAATTGCAGGTGATGAGCGCATCAACGACGCCGAGCATTCGACCGCCGCCCGTGCTGCCGTACACCATACCGTTCGTGCCGTCGCGGTTTTATGGATCGAAGATCCGCGCGGTCGTGGACCTGGTCGTGCTCCATTGCATGGAGGGTGCCGAGAGCAGCACGCGGGCCGAGCGCTGCGCCGAGTACATGGCTACGCTGCCGGCCGATGCGGGCCCCAAGTCTGCCCACTACTACGTCGACAGTGACTCGGTGATCCAGGGCGTCCGCGACCACCTGGTGGCCTACGCCGCGCCGGGAGCCAATCACAACGGCATCCAGATCGAACATGCCGGCTATGCACGGCAGAGCCGAGCGGAATGGCTCGACGACTTCGGCACGCGGATGCTGTGGCTGAGCGCGCAGCTGGTGGCGCGCAAGGCTCGCGAGCGCAGTCTGCCCCTGCGGTTCGTGCGAGCCGCGGACCTACTCAAGAAGGGCGCGCGCGGGATCACCACCCACCACGAGGTCTCGATCGCATTCGGCCGCTCCGACCACCACGACCCCGGCCCGGGCTTTCCGATGAGCTGGTACCTCGAGCAGGTGCAGCTCGCGTACGACAGCCAGGCGGCGATCGTATGAGCGAGCAGCGCCCGGGAGAGCGCATCGACGAGCGCGATGGCAACTCGCTCATGGCCGGGCTCACCACGGTGGTCAGGTCGCGCAAGGGCCGATCGCTGCTGCGCAGGGCAGCACCGTGGATCGCTGCCGTCCTGGCTAGCGTGCTGACTGGCACCGGCGGCTGGGTGGCCAGCAAAATGGACAGCAAGGCGGAGATGGCCGAGGCGGTAGCGGTGCGCGGTGAGCTCTTGGCGATCAAGGCGCTGGTGCGGGACTTGGACGAGAAGCTTTTCGCGACCGAGCCGGGTAAGCGCGGCCGGATCGTGAAGCTCGAGCGTGGTCAGTGGCTCGCATGGCGCGCGCTGTCCGAGGTGAGAGCCGCCGCGTATGTCGATCAGCCCGAGCGCCGCCGCCGTCGGATGGACGACGTGGGCGCCAAGTTCGCCAGCAAGTTCGACAAGCGCGCCGAGGATGATCCACCAGAGGTGGCCTACGACGAGCTGTTCGCCCAGGCGCACGTCGAGTAGCCCCCGCCCAAGACTTTGATCGCTCCCGATACGTTCCCCCCTCCTGACGCCCCGTCGCCCTTCACCGGGTGGCGGGGCGTCGCTGCGTGGGGCTTGCTACGTCGATCGCAGCGCCATCTGCAGGTCCATGTCGAGGGCGCGCAGGGCCTCGGCCAGCGCCTGGAGCGCGGCCCGCTTGGCGTGGCCGATGGAGTTTGCCGGGCCATCGAGCGTGCCGCCCACGAACTCGACCTGCCAGCGGGTGGGGCGCGCGTGCAGGCGAGCGATTGGCGTGGCGCGGTAGCTCACGTCCGCGGTGCAGTGGTCGCCGGTGACGTCGCGCCAGGTGATCACGCTGCCGTCTGCGTATGCACTGCCCCGTCGAGTCGGATGTCGATCGCGGCAATCGTGCACGCAGCGGCGACGGCGCGCAGACTCCGGCGTCCTTCAGTGAGCAGCCGCAAGCCCACCGCAAGGGCGAGCATTGCCAAGGGAGAACGGCGCCACAAGAACGTGTAGAGCGCGGCGTCGATTCGGGCGCTCAGACCCTGCACCGAGTCGATGCCGGAGCTTTGCACCGTGCGAGTTGCTTGCTCGGAAGCGCGCAGGATGGTGCGTATCATGCCCCGGTGCCACAGGAACGGCAGTGCCAGGTAGGGGGACAACACTCGGGCTTCCATCGCCGAGCAGGTCAGACGCCTGTCGAAGTGATCGAAGATCGGTGAGGCGGCGAGGCGGGGATCCTTGATCGCGGCCCAGCGAAGCTCGTCTCGCAACGCGTACATGCGTGATCGAAACGTGCGCTCTTCTACGACTCTCCACAGGACGAAGACATGGCCAGTGGCGACCATGGCGAGAGCGGCCAGGGGCCAGAACAGCGTGTCAGCGTTCATTATCGTCCTCCTTGCCGGTGTGGGTGAGTTTGCGGTTCAACAGCTCTTCCTGAAGCCTATTCCGTTCCTGAATAATGCGCTCCTTCTCGGGAGAATCGCCAATGCGCACTAGGCGGTTGCGGAGATGCTTACCTACTGCGACGTCCACCAAGAGGATGGAGGTGAACACGGGCAGGCCCCAACCATGCTCGCCGAACACCACCGCGCGGAAAAATTCGTCTCCCGTCGCTTCTGTCCCGAGCAGCTTGCAGGCCAGCAGCATGAACACCAGCACCGCCGCAGAGGGCCCGAAACGTTCAGCGACTGTGCGGACCAGGTCGACCCACGCGAATGTTTTCGCGACGTTTCCCATGATCCGCTCGGCTCTCTGAGCGTGGCGATCCTGGTCCAATTCGCCCTGCGCCGGCTCGTCCTTATCCGTCCCGTGACCCAAGCTCAGCCCCCGTTCGTGAGGGTACGGCTCATAGCGTACGACTACCCGGCGGCGCAACCGCAAGCATCGCCGCCCGACAACCACCGCATGAACTGGCACGATCTCGACCCCGGCCACGTCGTCCTGGAGCTGCCCGAGTCACCCGGCCGCGATCGCGTCGAGCTCGAGCTGCACGTGTTCTGGGACGGGGGCGAGCCGACTAGGGCGGTGTGGCTATGGTCGCAAAGCAAACGGATCGCGGGGTGGGCGGTGGTCGGGGAGGCGTGAGCGGGCTACCAGCCACCGCTGCGCCCGCCAGCGCCACCACCGCCGCGGCCACCGACGCCCCGGTACTGGGCTCGTGGTGCGCTGACGGCACGCCCGATATGCAGGGCGCGCGTCATTGCCGCTCCGGCGAGCTCGGGCTGCGAGGCGATCATCGAGTGCGCGGCCCACGCAAACTCGGTCCCGTAGGCACGCTCGGTGTCGGTGATGAGCCGCTGCAGCTTGCCTATGCCGCTCGGCCCGTAGGTGTCCCATGTGGCGACGAGAAGCGACCCGAGCACGGCGCCAACGTAGGCTGCACCGACGCTACCGGCGGCGGCGACCACGGATGTCGTTGCCGCGGCGTCCACGCCCGTCCCGGTGATGATTGACCGTGGCAGGTTCAAAAAGATCGCGCGTAGCGCAGACGTGTTCTTGCCGACCGCGCGCGCGGCGACCAGCTCCCCGGCTACGGTTGTTACCTTTTCGAAGTCGTCGCCAAGCGCATCGGGCCAGGGCATGCCGACCGCAGCCATGGTCGCTCGGAAGACCTTCCCGAAGTTGCCGTCAGCTGCCATCGAACTTCCCCCTCTTGGCCCGCGACTGTTGCACGAAGCGCACGACCAGGCCGACGGTTGCGGAGATCGCGATCGCGGTCAGCAGCACCAGCCACATCCACGCAGTCGTGGTCATGCTGGCTGCGCTACCACAGCTCCACGGCCGGCGACAACCGGGCAGGTGTTCACGACGCGTGAACCGGCGGAGTTCACGCAAGGAGGGGGCACCTCCCTGGCCGCGAGGCCGGCGCTAATACACGACTTCGAATGTGTAGGGCGGATCGGGCATCAAGTTGACGACAAGCGCGGGCATCGGCTTGAAGAGCCACAGATCGGCACCGGCGGTCGGGGCATATGGAGCGCAAATCTGCGTGGTTTGGTCCCACGTGTAATAGCTGGCGACGTGCATGGGTGCGCCGTCGGTGTAGTAGTAGCTGCCGCCAATTTGTACCGTGGCGAGCGAGGATGTCGAAGCAGGGGTCTGACACGAGCTATCGTGGAAGACGACCCTGGACTGCACCACAGGGTCTCGCCAGCTTGCCCCGCTATCGACCCCGCCAATGCAGTGATCCGCCGTCGCGATGGTTCCAGAGGAGAGCTGGTAGGCCAGATTGATCTCGCGGCTGCTGAACCACTGGATGTAGACGCAATCGCCAGCATTGTTGGTGAAGCGCGCTTGATAGCCAGCACCACGCCATGCAAGCGCGAGCACGTTCAGTGCCTGGCCGTGACTGTCTCGCAGCACCCAATGGCCGCGCGGCAGCCCATCACCGCTCGGCTCCTGCGCACCGGCGTCGCTCGGCGGTCCGCCGTCGTTGAGCCAGTGGCCGGCATCAATCAGCATGTGAGCAGCATCGACCATGGCGTCGGCGACGGCTGCGTCCAGCTTCCCGGCGTCGAGCTTCCCGGCATCGGCCATGGCGTTGGCGCCGCCGGCACCCGCCAGCCCGCCGTCGAGCATGCCGTGCCCGGCTACCTGCATCATCTCGCCGACCATTTCCGCCGCGGGCTCGGCGCACGCGACGACGATGCCAGCGAGTAACCCTGCCCAAATTGCGCGTTTCATCTCAAGAGTATCCCGAGTGATCTCGGACGACTCAACGCTTGGCTTGTCAGCAGGGCTCCAGCGTGTGGCGAGATGTGGCGTGAACACAACCGAAACGGGCTGGTGTAGTCAAGCGCGTCTGGGTCCAGTCGGCTCGGGCCCTTCATAGCCCATATCGTCGCCAACGCGAAGCTGGAACGAAAATGGAAAAGCGCTCCTAACCGCTGGAAATCGCAGTGCTTTGCCACTCCTTCCTAAGCCGTTGGTCGGAGGTTCGAATCCTCCCGGGAGCGCAATGAAATCAGGTGGTTAGCATGTATCGTCAAAACGGTTTTCCACTTTGCTTTTCCACTTTGCCCGCGCGCTTCTTGCCCAGGCCGAGCGCCTTGTCGTGCACGTTGCCGGGTGCGAACTCGGCGTAGTGACGCTGCGTGACCCCGATGTCGCTGTGGCCGAGCCACGAGCAGATGTCCTCCAGGTCGAGGCGCTCTGCGTTGCCCAGGACGGTCCCCTGGAGCAGCTGGCAGGCGGTGGTGTGGCGCAGACACAGGAACGTGACCTCGGGCCGCACGCCAGCCGCGGAACGCCAGCCGGGCGTCACCCTGACCGTCCCAGCCTTGCCGTGACGGCGGACGCCCTGCTCGTCGGTCCAGGCGGTGCGGGCCCGCTTGTCGCTCCAGCCGCAGTCGTACGTGCCCCCGTGGCAACCGCCGCTAGCCGCCGGGAACACCAGGCCCTGGAGCGGTCGTGGGGTGAGCGATTTCCAGTAGGCGTTCAGTACCTCGTAGAGGAACGGCAACATGGGCACGTCACGCACCGAGCTCGCCGTCTTGACGTCGCGGCGGTAGGAGTTTCGGATGTACAGCTTCCGGGCCTTGAGGTCGACGAACTCCCAGCGCAGGCCCCATATCTCGCCGCGGCGCAGTCCGGCATAGATGGCGACGGCGAACACTGCGCGCACCTTGAGCGGCATCTCGAGCGCGAACAGCGCTTTGATCTCCTTGGCCACCAGGTGGACGATGCGTTGGCTTCCCTTGCGCTGGGCGCGCTTGCGAACGGGCATGAGCAGCGCCCGCGCTGGGTTGGCTTCGGTCTTGCCCATTTTGCCTTCGCTGAGCAGCCAGCCAAAGAACAGCTTGACCAGCGACACCGCCTTCGAAACGGACTCGTGCGAAAGCGGGCGGCCAGTGTCGACGAGCTCAGTCACCCATGCGCCGTCCTGCTTGCGGCGAATCGCGTCCTGTGCCGTGCGCTTGGCGAGCGTCTTGAGCCACGTCTGCAGATGCACGGGCCGAACGTGGCGCGGGGTCATGTCGAGCCACTTGGCCGTGTCGATGTCGACACGTGATCGCCAGTCGCTGCGCTGGTCGCTGATGTCCTGCACGTGGCCCGACTCCTCGCGAAACTTGAACCACTCTTCGGCGTAGGTTCGACAGGTTTCGGGGTCCTCGCCCGCGCGCTCGCGCTTGGCCTCGTCGATCGCCTCCTGCGCAAGCGCCTTCGTGTCGTGCAGACCAAGGTACAGACCGGCGAAGCGAGCGCGCGCCTTGCGCGATCCGTCCTTCGCATAGACCCAGTCAATACGCCCCTTCGGTTCCCTCATAGTGCTCCTTGCCGCTTCAAGTGTTTCCTGACCTTGCGCCGGACCTCCGCGATCTGTTCGGGGGTCGGCCTTACCCTGTCCTCGTCCGGATCGTCAACCGGGCGCCGAACGCGCAACCGTTTGCGGGCGCCGCGCTCAATGAGATCGAGCAACTCGCGCAGCTTCGCCCGCTCGTCGGGTGTGAAATCCGCTTCAGCGTCGTCGGTTCGCCGGTCCTCCGCCGCTCCCATCACCGCACCTCCTGCTCGATCTCGCGCAGCGCCTCATCCCGCGCCCGGTTGAGCTCGACCATCAGATCGTGCGAGCCGCCGCTGTCGGGATGGCAGAACGGCAGCCGGCGCTTGAACGCCTCGAGCACGTCGCGCTGGGTGACGGGCTGGCCGTTCAGGTGTAGGACGTCGCGCCAGCTACGTACCACCGCCGTGCTCTCGGGCAGGGCGGCGAACCCGGTGAAGGCGCGCTCGAGCAGCTGCGTGGCGCCCGAGCGATCGATTGCGCGTAGGGCGTCGATCGTCAGCCCGACAGCGCGCAGGTTGTCCCGGACGGTGCGCCAGCAGTCGCAGGCCATGACCCGCGGTTGGCGGTCCTGCGTCCAATACACGGCGATGCCGGGATCGGTGGGCTCGGCTTGGCTGGCATACGGCTGCCCGTTGCGCTTGAGCGGCAGGTTGCTTGAGATGACGACGTCCTCGCCGCCAAGCAGCCGCACCGAGCGCAGCACCTCGTCGCGAGATCGCGCGAACGACACCTGAAACAGGGACGCTCGACGGTCGTCGCAATGGGTGCGCGCCCACCCGAGGGGCCACTGCAGGGGGTACGCGTCGATGGTGCTCATCGCCGCCGCTCCTTGCGGTGCGCGTCCGCGCATGGGCAACTCGCGAAGTGACTGGTGTACAGCTTCACCCCGCCGCTGGGCTGGACGTAGCGCACGACGCCGTCCACGAAGTCGAGGTTGCCGCCGACGATGGGCTCGGGGTTGAGCGGGATGTTTTCGCCGCGGGTGGTCTTGGCCCACAGGATGCGCTGATGGCAGGACGAGCATGAGCTCATGGGGCACCGTCCTTCAGCGCGCGGATGCGTCGAGCCATGTGCTTGCGCGACGCTATGAACTGCTCGTTGACCGCCTGCTCGTCGAACCGCTCAACCGACACCGCCGCCTCTTCAAGCGCGTCGCGTCGCACGGTGGCAATGAGTTGGGCGAGGTCCTCCACCGTCTGGAAGTTGACCATGCCTTCAAACGTGTATTCCCACGCCTTGCTCAAGTCCTTCGCCGAGTACGTCATGGCTCGCGCCCCGGGTAGGCCATGGCGGCGTGGATCGCCTTGAGCTCGTCCGGCATCAGGTCGTGTCCGAGAACCTTCAGGTGCTTCGCCGGGCCGGCTAGCACCTTGGCCACGTGCCGCGCCTTGTCGCGTTCGCGTTGGAGGCGGCGGATGGTCGCGGCGTTCTGGGTAGCGCCGTTCTCGTCGAGGAGACGCAACACGGTCGCCAACTCCTTGTCGCTGTACGGCTCAGCCATGCTCGCCCCCTTCGATATCGCGCAGCTTCTTGCGGAAGCGTCGAGTCGCCAGCCGCGCTTCCTGGTAGTCGTCGGCGTTCTCCACGTAGCGCAGCATGTCGTTCGCCTCGAGCACCAGCTCCGCGAGCCGCGCCTCCGCTTCCTCGACCTCGCCCGTCAGATCGCTGATGCGCTGCGCCAGCGTGTCGCGTTCGCGAAGGACGTCCAGATACTTGGCAGCGTGGTCCGAGTTTCGCCGCTCCCATTTGTCCCGCTCCGCCTCCGCCTTCTCGGCACGCTCACGGGTCAAGCGGTGCGCTTCGATCTCTTCGGTGTAGTCCCGCGAGAGGTCGTCGATGTCCGCGGCCATGTCGCGGGCCGCCGTCGCGGCTGGCACTGGCTGGTACTCGAAGTCGTGCGGCATGCCGCCGTGGTGGAACCACTCGACTCCGCACGCCGTGCAGACCGGGCTCGTGGGCTCAGTCACGGCTCACCTCTTGCCGGCTTGGACTTGAACGCGTCGCACCAGTAGTGCCCACTCTCGACGCACTCTCGTGGGCTCGAGATCTGCCGGTTCACGCAGCCGTAGGGCTCGTCGTCGGGCGGCTCAGAAGGGCACGAGCACACCCCATACCCGCAGCCCTCGCAGCACAGCATGTCCGGGACGACTTCGCCGCCGTGGCCGACGAGGTTGTAGAACTTCGGGCGCGTGGTGTCGCTCATGGCCAGCCCTCGCTCAGAACGGGATGTCGTCGTCGGTGGGGGGTGGGGCTTGCTGCGGCCGTTGCTGCGACTGCCGTGTCTGACGCTGCTGGGCGCCGCCCTGGGCGTGCGTGGGCTTGCCCGCTCGACGGCCGAGCACGGCGCCGCGCATGCGCTGGGCGAACGCCTTCGCGTCCGACTCGTCCATGCGCTCCTTCATGGCGATGCCGCCACCCGAGTTGATCCAACGGACGCGGGCGCGGACTTCGCCCTGGTCGTCCTGCTCGTGCTCCACCACGATCGAAACTTCGTTCCGGTCGATCCCGGTGAGATCGCTCAGGTCGTCGCCCTCCCAGCCGCAGTACTCGAGGGACTCGAGCGTGCGTTCGAGGGTTTTTTCGCTGAAATAGCCGTACCAGGTGATGGACGAGCCCTTTTGCTCGCCCTCGACTACGGTGAACTGAAGGGCGACTTGCTCGGTGCCCTTGGACGTGCGGCCGAGGGCGCCTTCGACTGCGCGCGCGCGATAGATGCCTGCAGGGATCATGAGTTCTCCTTGATGTTGACGGTGGCTGCGAGCTTGTCTGCGATGCGTGCGAGCTGGGCGGCGTCGTCGCCCACCTTGGCGAGTGCGGCGGTGACCTTGGTGCGGGTCTCGGCGTCAGCCAGCTCGAGCAGCGTGGAGATGCGCGCCTTGAGCTGGTTCGGGTCCGCGGGGCGGTGGGCGGCGACCGCCTCGGCGAACGCTTCCCAGTCGAGCGGGAGCGTTTCGGGCAAGTCGTAGCGGTTCTTGGCGTCGAAGGCCGCGCGCCTCTGCGTATGCAGGACGCGGGCGCCGGTCGAGATACCCTTGTGACGGCCATTGTTCTCGTGCGTCAAGGTCTCGTAGTTCGCGAACAAGACGGCATCGCACCACTCCTTGAGCAGGCCGCCGGCCTTGGGGTGGAGCTTGAGCTCGTGCCTGTCGTAGTCGGGGCCGTCCGGGTTCTTGAACGGCTTGATCCAGCCGTGCGCCAGGAGCACGACGTGCATGTTTCGTGTGTTGCGCAGGCGCTCGATCGCGGCGAGCACACGACGCCACTCGTCGAGCGCAGCCGCGTAGCCCTTGCCGTAGCCGAAGTCCTCGATGGACGCGATGCGTTTGCCACGGCCGTCCCCCTTGGCGCAGACGTGCTCCCAGTTGAGCGGCTCGAGCCAGTCCAGGGTGTCGAGCACCAGCGTGCGGTAGCTGTGCTCGGCGGTGGTGAGCTCGGCGATTGCGTCAAAAACGTGCTGCCAGTTTGTGGGCTCCGGGAAGCGCGCGACATCGAGCTCGGTCGTGCCGTCCTCCGCACCGAGGAAGATCGGTGACGGGGCATTGCTCCCGAAGGTGCTCTTTCCGATGCCCTCGACGCCCCACACTAGGGCGCGGATGGGCTTTTGCACTCGGCCCTGAACCACCCCGACAAGGCTCATGCGCTTGGGGGCGGTCTTGGGAGTGGAATCTTGTTTCGGTGCTGCTGCGTTCTGCATTCTGTCTCCTCTTTCGACAGCGCGCGCCGAACTGGCGCACGAACTTTAGGCGGCTTTGGTGTCCGGGCTGAGCTCCTCGTGGACGTCCTCGACGTGCCGGAACCGGGTGGTGTCGGTGAGCGACTCGGTGCCGGTGCACACCCCGAAGAACTCGCACGTGCGGCCGTATCGGGAGCAGGCATCCGGGTTCCTGGGATGACGCTTGGCGAGCTCGGCTTCGCGAATCAGGCGCGCGGTTTGCCAGGTGTCGAACGCCGCGTCGCGCTCCTCATCCTCCAGGCGCACCACCGTACCGCGCTGGTAGAAGCGATCGGGCTGCTCGGCGATGAGTTCGACCAGGCGGGCGCGGTACTCGTCGGCAGTCTCGTCTTGCTCCCGCTGGTTGGCGTAGAGCAGACCGGCCTTGGTGTACCGGCGGCACTCTTCCGGTGTGGCCCGCTGCGGACGAATGGCGGGCTTGCCGAGCACGTCGTAGAGGCAGCCGGCGACGTCGTGGCCCAGCGCCTTGGCGCCGGCGTAGTACTGCGAGATCTGCGGGTCCAGAGTGAGCCGCCGCCAGTACTGGGAACCGGCCCCGATATCCTCCGAGGTAGTTTTGTGCTCGACGATGTAGACGAGTCCATCGTCGAGCTTACGCACCAGCGCATCGAGCTTGCCGGCGATCTCGTAGGTGCGGCTCGCAGCGCCGGTCTTGGGGTTGAGCAAGGGCGCCCGGAACTCGAGCTCGACGCCCAGCACCTCGAGATCCTCGGCGTGCCAGCGGGCGTCGTAGCCCTGCAGGAGCACGCCGGCGCGCACCAGGTCGAACTCGTCCTCGGCCACAGGCGTCATGGCGTCGAGCGCGGCCGAGAGGCGGTTGCTGGGCGCGCGCCACCAGGCTTCGAGGCCGGCGTGCATGAGCGTGCCAAAGCGCAGTGCCTCGGCCTTGTGCAGCGTGCGGTAGCCAAGCACGTAGGTGTGGTAGTGCTCGCGAGCGCAGCGCCGAAAGGTGCGCTGCTCGCTCGAGGTGATCACGGGCAAGCGCGTCACCATGAGCGATGCTCCGAACAGTTCAGCGCCAGCAGCGGATGCTCAGCCGGCGGCTGCTTGGCGACCACCGCGGCCACCGAGGCGCGGAGCTGGCACTCGAGGCAGCCGCGCTTTGCGATCGCGGCCAGCACCGCGCGCAGCTCGCGCAGCTCGCCGGGGTACTCCTCGCACTCGAGTTGCGGGTTCACCATTGGATGTCGTCCTCTTCCAGTGGCCCGCTCACCGGGCCGAGCGGCTGGACGCGCGGCACGTCGCGCTCGCCCTCGGCCAGCTCATCCAGTGCCGCGGCTCGCTCGGCCTCGAGCTCGCGGTCGTCCACGGGCACGGTGCACTTCCACTGGTCCAAACCTCGAACCATATGACCCTCACTCGCGCCGCAGTTGCGCGGGCACGGCAGCAGATCCGGCACACCGTCCTCATCTGCAGAGCGCGGGTCGACGACGAAGCCGACGTCATCGCACTCGTCGCAGAGCGGCGCGTCGTGGGGGCAGCCGATCACGATGCCGGGCCCTCGATGTAGTCGGTGCAGTAGACGCAGAGCCCTTGGTCAGCGGCCACCAGGCGGGAGGCGAGGTTATGCGCGACGCCGAGCACGTGCGGCGGTGACGCCGGGTTGAGAAGAGAGTTCTCGGCCGGGCACGTCCAGTCGATGGGGCCGCTCAGCAGCGCGAGCAGCTTGCTGTGGAGCTCAGTGCGCTGCGTGTCGGTGAGCATGAAGCCTGCGTCGCCGCAGCGCTTGCACTTGAACGCGCGCTTGCGCTTGGCGTCCTCGCGGATCTTGTCCTCGCGGATCGCCGCGTCCCATGCTTGATTGAACGGCGCGTCGAGGCCGTCTTTGTCGTCGTAGCGGCGGCTCATCGCACGCAGCTCCCCGCGGCGTTGCAGCCTACGTGAATGACAATGCCGCAGGCTGCGCAGCGCGTTACGGGCTTCTCCTTGGCGGCGAAGGCCTCGGCGACGGCTGCGTGGAGTTGCGCCGATCGGTAGGCGACGTCGGCAGGCGGGAGAGTGCGGAAGCGGGGCGGGGCGGGCGTCGATCCAGAGGCAGAAGACTCATGCTGACCGGGCATGTACTAAGCGTTACATGCCTAGGTCTAGGCATCAAGCGAACACGTCGCGATATGCCTAACAAAAATGCTTGGCAAGGTCAGCCCGCCCCGTTTGCAGGCTACCGGGTGCGCTCAGCCCGCTCGTTTCATCACGGGGCGCCTACCCCTGGTTGCAGCTAGCGGCTTGCGCAATGTGCTTGTCCGGAACGCCCGTAAGCACGCTACCAACCCGGCAAGGTCGCGTGTGCTAGGTGCGTAGTCGTCCGGCCATCGAAACATGACCAGCGCTGTGCGTAGCCACATCGGCAGAGCCTTGGCCGCCGTGGTTTCCAGGTATAAGCGTGTCTCTACGATGCCGAGGTTGCGTGCCATGGCGTGTTGCGGAAAACCTCACACGCTGATTCGCCCTTGAAAAGACTGTTCTTTCGCTACCCGCCGCTGGCCATGCGCTGTTGTCGGGTAGCGTGCTAGCCGCGCCCACGCTTGCGCTTCTTGAGCCCGACCATAAAGCTATGTAGCACCATGTAACTCTGAAGAGTTGGTTCGTAGTCGTTGGCGATTGTAAGTCGAAAGGTGCGTATATTCTCGAGCGCGCCCGGCGGCAGCGCCTCGAGTTCCTCAGGGTGCTTTTCCAACCACGCCTGGTACTCGGCGAAGGCGGGATAGGTCACGACAGCGTTGCCAGCCGTGCCCTCGAGGATGAACTCAGCGCTAACACCGAAGAATTTGACGAGTTTGTCGAGGTTTTTCGGTTTGAATTTGGCACCGCGCTCCCACCGACTGATGGTTTGCGCGTCCACTCCAAGCTTGGCGGCGAGCTGCACCTGCACGAGGTCGCGGGCTTCACGTAGGGCTGCGATCCGTTTGCCGCGCTCCTCGTCCTCAATGGCGAGAGACATTTCGCGTAGATACTGCACCAGGTGCGTATAACGTGTATAAACGCGGTGTGCCTAGTCCAATGTGCGCAAAGCATTTGACGGGCGCTGACCGAGCTCCGGCATTGCAAACTCCGCGTCGTATGCCTAGACTTGTTGGGTTCAGTCCATGGACTCCCGCCACAATCGCTTTCGGCATGCACGTCGTGTTCGCGGCCTCACGCAGCGCGAGACGGCGAGGTTGTTCGACGTCGATCCGCAAACCGTGAGCCGATGGGAGCGCGGTGAATCGCCGCTGACGTTACCGACGCTCGAGGAAGCGTCCAGACTGTTCAACGTCGACCGTGTCTGGTTGGTGTTCGGGCAAGGCGCGCCGCCGCAGGCGCTGCCGACGGATCCGCCACCGTCTAGCGTGGACGATGATGACGACGACGACGACGAACCCGTGGGCGAGCAGCCGCGCGAGGGCGTTGCATGATCGTTGCCGACCGAATTGCTCGCGCTGCTGGCGCTGAGCTTCGGCGGCTACGGCTGGCATCGGGTTTGTCGCAGACACAGGTCGCGTTCCACTGCGATTCGTACCGCTCGATCATTGGGCGGATCGAGCGCGGAGTGCACGCGCCGACGATCGAGACATGCGCGCTCTTTGCCGCGGTGTGCGGCGGTTCATTAGCTGACGTGCTCGGCGCTGTCGATCGGGCGCTTGGTCTTCGGCCGTACAGGGCGCGGGTGCGCGCGGTTCGAGAAGGAGTCACCGCGCTGAACTGACAACTGGACAGATGTCGGCGCTGAAGAGCGCCTCTTGATCACTTGCGGGCAGGGGGAATGGACGATGCCAGAGCCAGAAATCGAGACGCGCGAACTTTCATGTGAGCTCAACCAGGCCGAGTTGTTGGCGCGTGGTGACGCGATGGCCGACGCGGAACTGCGCATCGAGCAGCTCAAGCTCGAGCGCGGGGCGGTGACCGACCAGATCAAGAACGAGCAGATCTTGCGCCGCAAGCTCGCCGGCGTGATCGACAGCGGCAACGAGCTGCGCCAGGTGCGCTGCGTCTGGGTCGAGGACTTCCCGAAGAACTGCTTTCGGCTCATCCGACAGGACACCGGGGCGGAGGTCGATCAGCGCGCGATGAGCGCTGCCGATCGGCAGGAGGACATGTTCGACGACCAGGACGAGGGCGAGCTCAACGAGGATGACGAGGAGCGGCCGTTGCGCAAGCACCTCGACCCAGAGCCCGAGACCGTGACGGCCAAGGGGGGCAGGCGGCTGGACGGGTAGGGGGCGAACGTGGCGCTGGGCGGGGACGACAACCTGGACGAGCTCTGGCCGACGCGCTGGGCGGAGCGGTTCGATCAGCTTGCTTCCGTTGCCTATCCCAAGCGGCAGTTCGGCCATGCGTCGTGGGACTATCGCCTCGCTGCCACGGTGGCCGATCACGTCGGCGGCATGAGTGGTGGCGTGCTGATCCACTCGCATGTGCACAGAGCCTTCCGTGCCTGCGAATCACCGATTGAACGAGCGCTGCTGGCCGCGTTGGTGCTCGAAGTCGCCGCCGGTGCATTCAAATGCGCGCTGTGGTCGCCAGGACTCATCCGAGAGCGGCGTTGCTTTGTTCGGTTACCAGAGTTCACGTGGTCGCGCTCGGCTCGCAAGGCCTGTGACGGCTGGCTTGACGGGCCGGTACAGCTGCGGGTCCTGTTGTATCCGCAGCTCAAGCTGGGCCCGTACCGCGCCGACATATTCGCGGTGTTCGAGGACTGCGTGGGTGGCGTCACCCAGTTACGTCGCACGATGGCGATTGAGTGTGATGGGCACGACTACCACGAGCGTACCAAGCAGCAGGCAAGTGCGGATAAGGCGCGTGATCGCTACATGCAGGCGCACGGCCATCTCGTGTTCCGGTTCAGCGGCGCAGACATCTGGCGGGATCCAATTGGCTGCGCACGCGAAGCGCTTGGCACGCTCACCAAGGGGGTCGTATGACGCCGTCCTGGATCGACGCCATGCGGGGCACGCCGGTGCTCAGCGTCGCCACGGCGCTCGGCCTGAAGACCGCTCCCGCACGCGGGGCATCTGGCGGCAGCGTGTATGGGTGCCCCGCGTGCGGCGTGGAGCGGCGGCATGCTGGACGGCGCGATCGTCGCGGTGCGCTCGGTGTTCGACGCGATGGCACCGGCTTTCGCTGCATGGACTGCGACGTCAGCGGTGACAGCATCGACCTGGTGGCGCTGGTGCTGCGCGGCAAGCGGTTTCGTGATCTCGGGGCTACCGCGCGCGAAGAGGTGCGCGAGTGGTGCGGCAAGTTCGCTGGCGTCGAGCTGTGGCCAGCCAATGAACCCGCGCCGATACCGGCTGAGTACCCACCCGAGGCCGAGGTGCGGTGCTTCTGGGATGCCTGCGTGCCCGCGGATACCGACCCGGCGGTGCGTGACTACCTCGCAGGTCGCAAGGTGTGGCCGACGCTGGTGACTAGCTTCGATCTCGCTCGCGCGCTGCGCGCGGGCAAAGCTGTGCCGACGTGGGCGGCCCGGTGGGACATGGATCTCGGTCGCCCGGTGAGCTGGGTCGAGAGTGGCCACCAGCTGATCGTGCCGCTGTTCGACGAGCGCGGGCTGATGCGGAGCGTGCTGGCTCGCAACATCGACGGCACTGCGCAGATCAAGAGCTTTGCTCCGACTGGCTTTGGTCGCGCCGGCCTGCTGATGGCCGATGGGTTTGGCCGATGGTTACTCGCAAACGGTCAGCGCCCCGACTGGTGGCCGGGCAGCACCGAGCTGCGGGTGGTGGTGGCCGAGGGCGAGATCGACTTCCTCATGGCGGCGATACAGTGGTCCGATGCGGCCGAGTGCGCGCCGGCGTCGTTCGGCGTCGTGAGCGGCTCATGGTCGCCCGAGGTCGCGGCTCGGATCGCCGATGGGTCCACGGTGGTGGTTGCTACCGATCCCGACAAGGCAGGTGAGCGCTACGCCGTCGCCATCGCCGAGAGTTTTGCGCACCGAAATGTGCGAGTCGAGCGTTGGGAGTCGGACGCATGAAAGAGGAAGTACCGCCACCAAAGGATCTAAGTGACTACATCGCTGATGGCGGGCAGTTCGCGCCAGTCGGCAAGGTCATGGCCAACGGCACGGGCAACGGCGGTGGCAATGTCATATCGCTGCGCAAGAATGCGGCGAGCATCGAGTGGCGCCTAGGCCGCGAGGTGTTCTTGCCATTGCCGCCCACGCCCTGGGTGAGCAAGGAGCTGCAGATAGGGCCGGGCCGTCCAGCGATGCTGGCTGGGTATGGCGCTAGCGCGAAGACCATGGCTGCGCAGAGTTTGATTCTGTCGGTGGCCGCGGGCGTGCCGGTGTGGGGCAAGTTTCACTGTCAGCGCGGCGTCGCCAAGCACCTGGACTACGAGCAGGGCTTCAAGGCCACCGCACGCCGCTACCAGCGACTCGCGCGCGGGATGGGCATCGACCCTCGGGAGATCGTCAACAACCTGTTCGTGGCGCCGTTTCCCACCTGCTACTTGAACAGCACCAGCGCGCTC